CTATCTTATCTGGATATGAATGTTTTAGAAATATGCGTATAGCCTCGAAGTAAATCTTACGAGTAATCCTGAAGAGGTAGGAGCATCTAATACAATGCCAATGCTCATCATTACCTTTCAACTTCTCTCCTGACTCACCACATTTTGGACATTTTATAGTAGCTTCCATTTAATCACCGTTTAAGATGGGTCAGGTGGATATGGGAATGGATGGGTTCTATACAGCAGTTACGATTAGAGGTCTGAACCATACCCACCTGATTGTGAAACTATATCTTAATCCTCTTTGCTTTCCTATTACCAGTTGCAGTTATACAATCACTACAACGTCTATGGTATTTATAGCCTTCTATTAATTGGGAATGTATTGGAGTTATCTGGCTCTTGAATAACTGACAGTAGTTATTATAAGGGACATACCCTCTACAATCGTGAGAGCAGTATTTCTCATCTATCTGAGTTCTTATCTCTACCTTTATCGGGACTGTCCATTTATATCTCATGCTTATTCATCCTGTTCTATTTGAGGTCTATAAAAAAAATGGGGCATCTGTCTATTACGACAGACACCCCTGACCAATCTATCTGAGAGCTTTCTTCATCTCCACAATGGCCTTCTCTAAATCAGGTATATCTGTAACCTTCAGCTCACACCATACGCTTCCCCTTCCAGCTATTGAGAAGGAGTTAGTATAGGGTTGTAGCTGGATAAGAACCTCTCCAGATACAAAATTGATATTAGGCTCAGCCATCTTGTCACCTCTTCAGTATCTTCTCTCTTAGCTCTCTCTTCTCTGATTTCGTCATCTTCTTTTTCTTCCTCTCTGGTCTGTGTATGGTTACTCCGTATTTGCGTTTCACTCTGACCATTATACCCTGCTCCAGATATTCGTTCATCTCTTGGGGAGATGGTTCTCTGTGTCTGAATGTTATGGAATATCCTGTCTTACTTATCTTAGGGTCGTTGTCCATCTGAGCACCTCACATATATGATTTATTTATATCTGGTTCCTTAATTCCTGAGTAAGTAGGAGAACTTCCATCCTATCCGTCATAAAGAGAAGTTCAATCAGATTCAATTCCTCCTCCTTTCCTACTTCTATCAGCCGAGCAAACCTTTCTGATTTCTTATGGGGCCAGACTTTGTCTACCTTCTCTCTCTCCTCTTCTGTTGGATTATCCAAGACTTTTATTTCACTCATATCTAAATCTCTGAGTAGAATCCTTTTCACTGTTAAGTCTTTCAGATACTCCATTCTTTCCACTGTTAGACCTAACGCCTCTCCAAAGTAATCCATACCTGTGTTCTCTTGTATGAATTTCATCCGTTCTTCTGATATTTCCGCTCTCAGGTATGGTTCACTCATCTTCATCACCTATCGGTTCCACTTCCTCTGCTTTCTCTTTCGCTTCTGCTAAGTCGAACTTAATCCCATCTTGGCTGATAAGATTGTCCTCCTCCTGACAGCTGAATTCCTCTTTTGTTACTGTTCTGCAATCTGTGGATGATGCGAAGGCTTTCATCTGCATTATCTTTGCATCCTCAATCCTGTTATTCAGACGACTCAACGCTTCCAGAATAACCTTCTTATGACTTCCCACTTTCCATTCGTCACCTTCGGGAAGGATATACTCTATGTTGAAGGTGAATCTGATATAGGATTTGAAATCATATCCATACCCATCCTTTAGAGTTATCCTCTGATTCTCCTGTAAATCCTCTACATCGTTTATATTAACTGATGTAGAATAACAGTCTCTTGTCATAACCGAATAGCCTGATAGCTTCTCTATCTCATCCCACGATGGAAGCATATCTTCAATAGAGATGCCCCAGGCTATCCAGTCCACCCTATTATCTATCTCAAACTCATCTCTGTATATATCTTCCGGCATATATTTCTTTAGCAGAAGTGCAACAGGTTCTGTCACTTCATCTTCTCCGAAGTAGTATCTGCATTTTACCTTCTTTTTTGTATACCTTTCATCTCCTGTCAGTTCTGCTATCCTTTCCCTAATCTCTTCCACTGTCTCGTATGAATGGAAGAGGTAGATGATGCTACTCTTCTGTATTCTCTTAGTCTTGCTCATGTAATTCCTCCTTATCTGCTACCTTTGGTTTGGCAGTAGCCACCACAGTCAGTTTCTTTTCGCACACTTCTAATCCTTTCAATAGTTCATCGAATATTCTGATTCGTTCTTTAGCTGATACCATGTAGTTCCTCCCGATTCATAATCTAACCTCACACATACGCTTTCTGAACGTTCTCTTTTTCCTCTTTCAGCATACTGTTCATACAGCTGACACATAAGAATTTATCAGGTTCCCCTATCTGGTGTAGCATCTGTCGTGAAACCCATAACATCCCTCCGCACCTGGCACACTCCCTTAGCTCTGATAGAACTAATGGTTCTACACTCTCCGGTATACCTACTATAACAACCTCATCTCCTATATCCCTCAGACCAAATGCTTTAACCATTTCGTAACCTCCTTAATCTGACTCTCGCTTTTGCTTTCTTTGCAATCTGTAACCTCTCCCCCTTTGTCCTCACATCTCTTCTGCCACCCCTCACCTTCCTCTTCTCGTATACAGGTTTCTCACCATTCATCCGCATAGCTAATCTGCATCTGAACCCCCTGGAGTCACCTTCGAAGCAACACTTCCCCCTGAAGTCACATAAGTCTGGACTACAATCCAATGGAACTGGATACCTATGTTCTGCCAATTCAATTTCATCTACATCTGAATCTGATAGACACCATGTCCATTCATCCTTAAATCTACTCCTATTCCGTTTAGGTGGTGGTTTAGTATCAAGTGTTGTCAGCAGTCTTGGATTTATCCATTCAGTCTTAAACCAGTTCTCCATCTCGATAGTTGGAACATCTTTCTGCCAATCCCATTTCAGCTCCTTCTCCGTTACAACTTCACCTATATAGAAACAGAATGGGCATACTAAGTTTCGTATATTAGCTTCATCAATTTCAAATGTTATATTATACTCTGATTCCATCATCTTTCCTGAATCTTTATGATATTCCCATCCAGATATAGTTATAATCTTCTTATGTTTGATAGAGAATATATACCATTCATATGCTTCCCCAAACCTCTTCTTAAACTGACATCTTGGATTACGGCATCTGCGGTATTTGGTTGCTGGTGAATACTCCTCTTCTACTTCCCCCTTCTTCTGCTTCCTCTTCCTCTCCTGCTTCTCCTTCTTTAACCTTCTCCTCTCTTTAGCTTTAGCTATCCGTTCATCCAATCCCATCCAGATTCCCCCTCATCTCCTTCCGAGTCTGGACTTGATATTGGCTCTCGCTCTGCTTTTCTTGATTCCTTTCGGTCTGCTATCTCCGAGTATGAGAGACTTGATTTCTCTGTCGGTAAATCCATCTAATGTCTTAGCCAGATGTATTGGTCGCCAGACTTTAGGATGAAACTTGGATTCGGATGTATCTACTTTGAAACCTAACTGCTCTGCTATTGTATATAAGTCGTAGCAGATTATGAAGAACTCAGCTGGATGTTTATTTCCCCCTCTGAATCTATTTCCGTAGATACACTGATGCAACCAATGAGCATATTCGTGTAATATAACTGCCATTGTTTTCGCATCTGTTCCAAGATTCCGTATGTGAATTACCTTCTTATCTGGAGAATAGTAACCCAGCCAAATACCTTTCTTCTTCTGCTGTATTCTAACAGTCGGCGGTTCAAAATCATATTCGTTTCGTAGCAGATATGTTTCCACTACCTGTTTCACATTCTGCCTGATTTCTTCAGACATACATTTAGCCTTTAGCTTGGCTAATCTATCTGTCGATAAATCCATTTATGACCTCCTATCTGATTATCCCGATTTATCCCCCTGCTGTAAGAGATAAACCGTTTAGATAAAAAAAGATAGAAGGGTTGCCCATCTTCTGATGAGCAAAACCCTTCAATTCGATTCTCTGTTCTCGGCTGTTCTACTCTTCATCCTCTTCTTCTTCTTCGTCGTCATCATCCCCATACCCTTCTGTCTCTCCAGTCAGGTTAGGGTCGTCTCTGGGTTTTATCCCCGGCTTCTGAAGATTGACTCCCAGTTCTTCCAAGTCAGGCAGAATCTCCTCCACCTTTTTCTTGTTATACTTTGTGTCTCCGGTCAGAAGATAGTTGGTAATGAACGAGATTGGAGCATCCTTTGGATAGGTTGCTACATCTGCTATCCTCCCACTCTCAAAGAGTTGGGTGATGCTGTCAAGAATCTTGGATGAGACTCCCTCATGGCATCTCTCATGTCCATCGAAATCCAACTCCTTCAGAACCGACATCTCAGGCCCGAAGGTGTGACAGAACCGTTCATATGACCCTGCAAGTTCTGGATAGGGTTCGGGTGTGAATCTGCTCCACCCCTCATAGGTTGGAGTCATTACCTTACCCTTCTTGATTCTGGGCTTTGATTTCTGTCCGGTCTTTTTGGCTGTTCCCTTTTTCTGTCTCTTGGCCTTTTGCTTAGCCAACCTTTCTTGCAAATTCATCTGGTTTCCACCTTTTCTGTTTTTAACGTGAATCTTTTTTACCCAATCCACGAATAGAGGTAATGGAATATAGGTATATAAAGGTTCCTATATCGCCTTTTTTTAAACCTGATACCTCTTTGTCAGGTTATAATCTAATACCTGTGAATAGATAATGGCCCCTACATATATGTTGATTATAGTCTTGATATATAGTATAGGGGTGTGTAGTGTTACATTATTAATCCCAGATAGAATCCAGCCAGAAACATTGTGCAACAGATTGCTCCTGCTATTACTCCAACTGCATCTGCTATACTCCATCTTTGATGTTTGTGAACTACTCCAAATTCTATACAGGATTCATCTGACCTGTATAGTATGAAGCTATCCATTATTCTGATACCTTTCCCTAAATCTTCAACTTCATTCGCAATATCTGACTCACTTATGAACGGGTTTATTCTGAACTCTCTAATCATCCTTATCACCCCATTTGTATGGCTTTGATTCTATTATCTTTTCTACACCATTGGGTAATGTATCTGTTACTTCAACCCAATCGGTTATATCATATAGCTGGTTTAGCCTATCCAGATATACTTCCTCCGTTATTCGGAACGCATCTGCGTAACCGCATTTCTTGCACATAACCTGTTTGACTTTGATAGGTAAGGAATTGTGCAGATTTATTTCACACCTGCCACCACACTTTGGACAGATGGGTTTTATCAGTATGATACGCTTTCGTTTCATATTAAGCCCATGCCCATCATTGGGTTAGACCATCCACAGGAACAGGTTTCACAATCTGGTTCAATTGGATTACCACATTCGGGACAGTGTATGATACCGTCCATAACTGCCTCTTCTAAGATAGATTCAATGTCGGTATGCTTCTTAGGTTTCGGTTCTAATAGTTCACCAGTTTTGTTATCATACTTCTGACCCTTTCCTACACCTAATCCACATCCGTATTCTCTATGGCAGTCTGGACATAGATTAGCCCATCCACCCATTACGGTCTTTCCATCTATTATCTGTTCCGGTTCTTTTCCGCATATATCACATTTCTTGTTTTGCATTTAATCATCTCCTATGAATGTCTGATTACCTCATCTGTCTCCTCTATCATTCTGGTTCCTCTTTATTGTCATCCTCTTCTATCAGTTGGCAAACAGATGTTACCTCATGCTCATCCCCAATTATCATCCGAATCTTAGAAAGATTCATAATCAGTGATACATACTCAGCCCCATCTTTCCCTTCAACTGTCTGGGCGTTGTCTATTGCTGATTTCAAGATAGCCAGTTTTAGAGCATTCCCACAATTCGATTTTCTAACATATCCAACCAATTCAGATTTCGTCATCTTATCAATTCCTTATACCTTAGTAGGGAATCGAACCCTACTGGATTAACCATAATCTAAGGCGACCATTCTGGATGTGCATCTGCTAAGGAATCTGGCAACGGCTTAGAAGGGTCATGGCAATTCGTGAATGGCATCCCCTCTGCTCTATGGTCCTTTCCGCAATATTTACATTTCATACTATACCCCTTCCAATGTGACTATATCGCCAGGTTTCATTCACTCAACCCTCTTTCCGTTGCTGTCGTTACCAACTCTAATTCCTTTCCCCCTTCTAAGGGTAACCTCTCTCTCATCTTGTAGTTAATCATTTTACACCCCTCCATAAGACCTACCTGACCGACATCTTAAATCTTGATAAGAATCTCCATCAAACCTGACCTGGGCCTTAAAGAGTATCTTTGTTCCATCTTGCAATCCGATTTCTATCCGATTCATAGACTCGGACATTTTAGCGTATTCAATATCTGAGTAGGTCTGGTTCGCTAAATCGTATATTATAGGCATGTGCCATCACCTGTGACCCTATACCAAACTGCCTTTGAATCCGAATCCATCCTATCCATTGCTGTGCCGGATTCGAATCTATTCACCCATTCGTAGAAATACCCTTTATCGTGTTCGGGTAATCTCCCAAATCTCTCATAGAACCATTGTTCTATCTTTTTCATATCCATTCTATCAACTCCAAAATTATACTCCATATTCAATTCTATGATACAAACGGCAAATGGTATGATATGGTTTACCTAAATGTATCATCCAATCTGAATCGTTCCATATCTCTATTCCACAATATTCACAGATTCCAATCTCTTTTATGTCATAGTAGTTCATTGATTCACCTCTATTAGATTATCTATATAGTTATACTTATATGTGTATATATCGTATATACCGTATCTGTTAGATAGTCTATGATATATGTTAAGTATGATATACCGGATATATAAGTTAGGCATTCTATCTATCTCCTGGTAACTCTTCCACAATTTCTTTCAGATTTCCTAATTCCTGGCCTATCTCCCCTATTATACGTCCCGTTCTGGATATTTGGTATACTACTTGTTTATCCGATAGATTACCTTTTCTATATTTATCCATTAGTCTATTATACCTCTTAATCAATACTTTTAGTTCAGATACTAAATCGTTTGTTACGGTTATTGCCGGATTTGGGTCGTGGTCTGCCATAATTATCAATAATAAATATGTTCTCAAACTATTTAAATCTGTTGGTCAAGTCAAATTGACCAAATTTTTGTAATGATTTTGACAAAACTCTCAATCTGACTATACAACGTCAGGTTGTATACCTAAGGCTGGTGATACTTTGTTCTGATTATATCGTAACAGACGTTAATATGTTCTGCTTTATTCATTACTATGTTATGGTTTTCTATTAACTTTAATCTAAGGGGTCATACGTTGGTTCTAAGGCCCTTTCAGATTCAAGGTATTTTAGGTAAGGTCCCTCCGAGATAATGCGATGTATAGAATTAATGAAATCTATTTACTTTGTTAATAGATACTATTAACTTTAGGGGGAAAAGTTAAGCAGATGCGTAACTCTGTAAAATTACGCTTTTTTCTGAATAATCTTAACTCTGTTACGCTTTTTCAGGATAATCGTAACTATCGTTCCTACGTATCTATTTCAGCATTACTCTGTTATGGTTTTACCTAACACCAGACTTAACGGCGTTATGTTTAATCTTATTAGTGATGTGTCTAATAACATAGCCAATAGGTAAATTATCCAAATAGATGGTTAGTATTGCTAATGCTTATAGTCTGACTAATACCTTTGTTATACTAAGGTGGTTAATTATCCTGATAGTCCTGTCTGGTTATTGTAGTGATAGGTAAAATATCCAACTAGAGTGTGTTGTGTTAGTAGTGTATCGTAACAGTAGTGATAGAGTTAATAGAGTTACGTAACTAAACGAATAGAGTATCAGAAATCGTGGACTTTATATATTTACAATCCGTAGGCACACAAAAATCTAACATTTTTTAGGTCTAACACAAAATTATCTCCCAAGTTCCACACACGATTGTATAGGTAGATAGCCGATTGTTTCCTTTTTCTTGTTTAAAACGTATAGGTGGGTGTGCTTAAATCCCGCTTTACCTATATAAACCTTACTATTACATTAACGCCGTTAATCATCTCGTCTTTTCTCTCTACTGGTTTATCTTTTTATATAATCTGATAATATAATTATTAGACTATATATTACAATAGATTCAAGTTATACTAACAACCAAAAAAGAAACGAATCGAAACACTTATATAGTATGTCTAAAAAATAGGGAAAGGTTTATATAGTGGTAGGGGCCGGGGATGCATCTAAAACGGGTAAAAGGAAACAGAACTCTAACTAACTATACATATGTGTGTGCGATTAATTTGTTCCCGAAACAGACCCTATACTACTTCAAACAGACCCCCATACTATCTTCAAAGATTATACAATAACTATATATATATGATATAATATATATGGGCTAATGCCTGATGAACCCGTATTTCAAACTAATGAAGATATGCCTGAGAATCCCCGTTCTAGTTCTGATAGGGATAGGCTGAGGGAGAGAGTAGAATCGCTACGTAAAATACGGATTGGTCGGTCTGCGGCTAATAAATCAGACCCTTCTATTTTAGATATACGAAAAGAAATGGTAGCCTGTGAGAATAAGGACTGCGATAATGTCACGAACAGACCCTCTGGCTTCTGTAAGGAATGTGAAGATAAGTTGGGAGATTTCTTAAACACCGAGATACTTAGATGCAAGAACTGTATGGTAGCCGCAACCTGTAAATATAGTAAGAATAAGAACGGGGTCTGTGTTTATGAACTAGACCTTGACAAATCTAAGATGAAGGAAAGAGAAGATGCTACTGAAGAGATGAGGACTATTCTGAAGAGAGATAAGAAGATGATTGAGAGGTTTGATAGATTCCTCACGTCACTAGACTTAGCAATTAAAGATGATAGGGAGATGTTTCTAAAGATTCAGAAAGAGATGAAACAATGGCAAACTGAGTTCATGAAAGACCTGAAATCTTTCTCAACCTTCCAGGGTTGGACTCAGGCAGAGCGTGGAGATGTTGAGATTCTGAAACTGAGATTGAAGGCGTTAGATAAGACCTTCGGTAAGGGGATGCGTAGGAAGAATATGACAAGTCCTGTTCCCCCTCCAATCAGTGAAGATGAAAGACCTGTTCACGTAGTTAAGGTTCCACAGGGTCAGTCGAAGGCTATACCAGACGACTTTGAGGATGATGATGAAGTTACCCGACAGGAGGAGATGATGGTCAGAGATGACCTATCTCTTGAGGATGATAATCTAATCCTAGAACGGATGCAGGATGCTTATGAGCAGTCTCGTGTTCAAGAGGAAGGGATGCAGATAGAGTGGAGTTCGGGTAAAGGTAGTGATGAAGATGGTAAAGACTCGTCTAGACCTAAGACTTCAGAATGAAGTTGCTAGATATTATGACTTGCAAGAATATACGCCAACTCTTTTTAAACGAATCTCTCTAGCGGTCACTGGGATGATTCCCCGACCCTACCAAATGAAATTCCTCTGGCCCATTATCCAATCTGTTCTAAACCAAGAGGGTCGAGTATTCTATGTCCAGTTGCCTAGACAGACTGGTAAATCTCAGGGTATCTCAGAAGCTGTTACCCAATTATCTACATTCATCCCTCTCTTCTTCCATCAAGCTTACCCTCAATTCGCTAATGGCCTTAACTCTGGTATATATGGTCCATCAGACGAGACTTCTAAAATGCTTACCGATAAGATTAAGGATAGGGTTGAATCTGCTTACTACACAGACTTCCTAGGTGTTCATGCAGATACTAATAACTCAAAGCATATCAGGCTCTCTACTCGTTCCCATATCCTGACTCATACTGCCTCCCCTAACGCTAAGTTCATGGAGGGGCCGGATTTAGATTTGGGAATAATAGAAGAGGCTCAAGCAGTAGATACTACCAAGATTATTAAGTCGATAGAACCGATGTTAGCTGCTAGGAGTGGGACTCTAGTTCACATCTTTTCCCCATCTCATGAGGATAAGGAACATGGTAAAGTTTATTACAGAATACTAGAGGAGTTAGAGAGGAGAGCTAAAGGATTACCTCCTAACCCAGATTTCATCATCATCCCTATTGAAGAAGTATTCAGAACTGCTGGAACTGCTCAATACCGTAGACACGTCTTGAAGAAAATTAGAGAGCATGGAATAGAACATCCCGCTATCCGTTCCCAATATTTCTGTGAATGGGACCCAGAAGAGGGCGATGACTACATGGATACTAAGACGCTTCGTAAGTGTAAGAAAGGAGAATGGTTAGAGGAGTGTCGTGAGAAATGTGTCGGTGGTCTAGATATTGCTAAATCTAATGACGATACTGTTATGGAGATAATGCGTCTGCGTGACAGACAAGTCATATTCTGGTTGCAACTGAAAGGTGATGATTATCCGGCTCAGTCCGTCAAACTCAGGGTAGCTGCTTCGAGATTCAACTTGATTGAATTTCAAGCAGAGAATACGGGGCCTGGCCACGTGTTAAATGATTTCTTAGAACGAGATACGGAGTTGAAAGATGGGCGAATAATCCCACAGATTCAGAACTTAGTTAGGGTCAATACTACAACAGATGCCCGAGATGAATCTTTTACACAGATGAAACTGAAAACTCAGACTCGCTACTACTCCTATCCTGATGTTAAGAGAAGGGAAGTAGATTTGTTTGAGAAACAGATGTGTGCATTAGTCTCGAAGAAGGTGGGTCAGAAGGTTAGGATAGATCATAGGAATAAGAAAGGGGAACAGTATAAGTCTGATTTCCCTGATGCTCATCGCTTGACACTAGACGCAGCAGGACAATATGCTGACGATTATTTAGAGGACAGTGATAATAAGAGGAAAGAATCATCTGGTCTCACCAGGGAAGATATGCGGGAAATAGACGATAGTGAAGAATATGGATTAATTCAGAAGAAAAGGTGGTAGACATGTGGCCGTTCAGAGATAATAGAAAGAAGGCTAAGAGGCCTAAACACAGGTATAAGAGGGTGAGCGAATCTGACTATAAACATCACAGAGATGATGGGAAAGGATTTGGAATTACATCTAAGAGCATTACCTTTCTAGATTACATAAAGGAACGGTTACGGGTTAAGTCTTGGGAGAGTAAAGATAATGCACTTCCCCGTAAGAGCTTCTATGAACTTGAGTCTCAAGTGTTCTCTAACCCATTACTCCTCTCTGGTATCCACATGTATCAGACTGCCTGCCAAGAACTAATAGACCCTACTAAAATACATATAGATGATAAGAAGTTATCAGAACAATTCTTCAAAGAGATTTATCCTGAAAACAGGTCACACTTCCAGCAGGTTTTTCTCCGTATGGCTCCCTTCCACCAGGGAATCTTTGGAAATACTCTCATTGAATTAGTTAAGGGAGGTAAGTCTAAGAACATTAAAGACTTTTTAGTGATGGATATTAGACAATATGAACTTATTAGAGACCCTAATAGTCAGAGAGGATATAGAGATGTTATGACTAAGAACGGTAGACCTGTTGGTATAACAGATGAGAAAACTAGAGAAGAGAAGTATCTATTTGGAAAGGATTGTCTCTGGTCACCATTTATCCAAATCCATAACACTGAGTGGGCTTGGGGCTGGGGAGAATTACTCTATAACAATACAAAACAGATTCTTGCTATCCAAGATGCTAGGACTCAGAGAGCTTTCCGTCAGGGATATCCTGTTCCTATTGTCCAATATGGTAATGAACGTATACCTTCAACTAATAAGAGGAAAGGTGAAGCTAAGAAGGTAGCGGAACAGATAGTAAATCCAAACAGTGTTGCAGCAGTTTATCCTGAATATATGAAGATAGAGTTCATGGATAATATGTTACCTACTAATACAGGTAAGTCAATCTATGAAGATGAGATGGCTGGTAGACGTATTGAAGCTGCTATGATTGGTCTACCTCTTCCTATCTACCTGATGACAATGGAAGATCAGCCTTCACGTGGATTAGATGTCCTGTCTGAATTTTATGAGATTCGTCTGAAATCATTTGTTCGTAGCTTAGGGATGGAAGCTGCCATATCTGCGTGGACTGGTAGACCAGAAGTTGAGGTCTGGATAAATTACGATGAGATTCTGACGGCCTCTGCAAAAGAGAAGATTATGCAAATTTTCCGTATGGCTAAAGCAGAAGTCCTCTATGGGAAAGATGAAGAAGAGAATGAGAAGATTAGACGTAAGCTGTTAGAAATGATTGGTCTTGAGACTCATGACGAATTAGTTGATAAGGCTGAGAAACTGATGGAGGTGAACTGATGAAAGCGATACGTCTGACACAGAATGAAGTAGACCTGATTACCACGAACTCTATTAAGATATTCATCAGACAAGATAAGTTCGATGAAACGTTTGGACAAGATTATATCCTCTATCCAGATTCTGATAATTCCCAGATATTCTCTCCTGGTTCTATTTATATCTACAAGATTCTTGATATTGCTGGTGAAGGTATGTTAGAGGAGTTGGGACCTCTGCATGGTTACAATTCTGATAACTTTAATAATCATTTCAAATATCCAGCATATGGATACGTTTTCAGATTCCGACCTTTCAATGAACCAGTTGTAATAGAACCACAAGATGGGAAAGATTTTATATTCAATCTAGAAATAAAAACTGACCCGCATCACTCTGTCCAACTGATTGACCCTTATAACTATGACCCACGTAAGATAGATGATATTCAATTACTAGATGATTGGCGTATTCTAGAATCATGGTATAAGGTCTGGAAGAAAACAGGTAAGCACCCTAAGTATTCTAGAGAGGACATAGAGAATACGGCTCAAATCATACTGAGGGAGATTCTGAAAAGAGGTATGAGATTCAAGTTGCCTGAAGAAGGGACACCGGAAGCAGAATTACTTGATAGAGCTGTTAGCCGTATTAAGAATAAAGATATATTCTCTGAATACTATGATGTAGACTTCATTGAAACTGAAGATAATGTGATAGTCCGAAGGGGTAGTAAGTGGTGTATCAGGAAAGAAGGGTCAGATAGTATCTTACCTGGTAGCTGTCATACTGATAAATCCGAGACAGAGAAGATGCTTCGTGCTATAAATATATCTAAGTCTCTCAATTCTGAGTCTGATTGGGAGTGTGAATGTCTTGAGTGTGGACATATTATCAAAACAGATAAACATTGTGAAGATATAAAATGTCCAGAATGTGGGGGGAAGATGAGGAGAGATGATAGACCTGGTATCGGTCAGTATGCTCATGTTAATAGAGGTGGTCTATCTAAAGGGCTTAATCATATCCAATTGGAAGAGGTTCTTTCTACTCTAAAACCCTTTAAAATAACTAAACCCTTAGCCTACTTAGTAGGTGGAATAGTTACACATGGGTTTACTGAGGGTGATATAGATGTATTAATCAACCAGCGTAAGCCTAATCTGCCCCTTGAATTCCGCATTTATCGCCAATTTCCTAAAGAATGGTGGCCTAGATTCCACTTCCACTACAATAATAAACAAGACTATTTTGGCCCATTTACAGATTATGTTCCTGTATATGACCTACAAACCTCTCTATCTACTATGAAAGTAGAACATATGGAGGCTGATTTCACATTCGAGACAGATGATTTTGTCTCCTATCCCTTTGCTTATCTAGGTTCTAAGCGTAAAATCATTAAAACTATACTAGAGACTATTCCATCAGATGTTAGATTTATGGTGGATGGCTTTTCTGGCTCTGGTGTTGTCTCTTATTTCTCTAAGAAGATTGGCTTAGATGTTGTTGGAGTAGATGTATCTAAGATTGGTCAAGTGATTCATAGTGCTGTTGTATCTAACAACACTACTACCTTATCCGATAATGACCTGAATGTATTACTTTCTGCTAAACCTGAGAATGGTCATATGACAAATCTGTCACTGTCGAATATAAACTTCACCCCATCCTGTAAGAAATATATGGATGGCTATCGTAAGGTAGCAGATTCGATGCCTTCACCTAAAAGGGAGATAGCTAAGGCTGTTATGCTCTCTGTTGCTGGTAGTATGTGTTTTGGTGGTGGCCTACGTGACGGTATTCATCAGAGAGTTTATGCTAGAATGAAGAAAGAAAATACCTCTATGCTAAACATAATGAAATCTGGTATAAGGAAATGGACTGCCATGTATAATAAGTTCATAACAGATAAAGGTGGTAAGTCTCGCTTTGTCCGTTCTGATATATCGAACTTCCTTAAATCTATATCTGAATTACCTGATGGTCAATCTATCCTTTACCTAGACCCCCCTTACGTATCTGAGACTGGTAACACTAAAGACTACTATAAGAGATATGATTACTGGGAGCATGTAGTATTTGGAAACGCTGAGAATTTGAAACTGTCAGGAAACTGGACTCCTGATAATTTCTACGATAGATTGGGCAAAGTCCTTGAACCTGCCAAATCTAAGTTCAACTATGTCCTGCTATCTTACAAAACATCTAAGACTGTTCCCAGGGGTAAGCTTACCAGATTCTTGAAGAAATTCTTTAGTAATATCAAGATTAAGAAGATACCCTACAAATATATCTTCCCTAAACCAAAGATGCATTCTGGTGAAGAAGAACTCCTGTTCCTCATGTCTAATCAGTCGCTTAGTAATCTAAAGTTTAGAACTGCTGAAGGGTTTGACAACTTCTGTCGAGATGAAATATCTGAGGCTCATTTCCTCACACCCACTAGACAATCTGAAGCAGCTAAATCTAAATCAGAAGATAAGATAGAACCAGGTAGATTCTTCTGGCAGGCTAAGGGTATCAAAGGCTATAAGCGTCTGGAAGCTTATGATATAGATTCAGTTGTCGAAACGATTGGAAGTGAATATCCGGTTGAAGTAGACCAGAAGTATGATGGTCTATCAGCTCAGCTTCATAAGGTTGGTAGTAAGGTTCGTCTTTATTCTGATGACGGTGGGGACCTGACTCATCGCTTCCCAACAGCTGTTGAAGAAGCTCTCCGTATTCCTGAAGATTTTGTAGTAATTGGTGAGATTACAGGAACGACAGATAAAGGTAAGCATATGGGTAGACAGTTTGTGTCAGGATATGCTCATTCTAAAGGTGACCCAGATGATTCACCCTTTAAGATGAATATATATGATACGGTCTATTGGTCTGATAAGGATATTCACACTAAGGATTTATCATCTAGACGCACATTTCTAGAGAGGGGATTCAGTCCTTACTATGAAGATATTGAAGGGTTCACAGTAGATGAGGGTGACGTAGATGACTCTGGTATCCAGAAGGTTATTGATAAATCTAAGCAATCTAAGAAGATTGAGATGAAAGAGCATCCACTACGATTTAGACCTGACAATATGCAAGACTTTGCTAAGAAAGGTAAGTTTGAATTTCTGAACGTCATCCCAATTATGATAGCTAAGAATTCTGGTGAGTTGCGGAAAGCTATTAATACACAGAGGAAGGTTAAGGGTTCTGAAGGAGCTGTTATCAAAGTCCTATCCTCCACCTATCCCCTATCCGGTCTGACCCGTAAATGGGTTAAGTTTAAGAATACTGCTTTCCTGGATTGTCAGATTATCAAAGTGAAAGAGACTGAGACGAAAGGGACATTTAACTATCTGTGTGGTGTCTCCTCAGATTCTGGTGATAAGATAATTCCCGTCGGTTGGACATATAACGTAACTATCTCAAAGGCTATCAGCCCCCCAAGAGTTCTCCGTAAGGGAGATATTATCAGAGTTGAGTTTGTGAATCTGAATAAATACCTTGACCCTGATACAGATGACATTTGGTTCAACTGGTTTAACCCTCGCTTCCTAGAATGGCGTGATGACCTGGATGTGCCTAATACTGTTAAGTTAGCTGATAGATTGAATAAAGAAACTAAATCTGAAGACACAGAGAAGAAGATGCCCCAAGAATATCGTGAAGCTGTTTCAGACTTTGAATTTGATATGGAGGACTTTACAGACCCATACTTAACCTATCCTGAAGTAGAAAAACCCCAGTTTGTTCTACAAGCTCATATTCGTGGTCGGTCTATCCATTTAGATGATAGACGACAAGTAACTAAATCATGGGGTGTTGGAATGACTCATGATATTGGATTCACTAAGTTCTCTGATACAGAACACGAGAATTTCCAGTTAAGTCGTGAACCTAAGAACTTCACTGATGCTAAGAATCTATTCTATAAGGAGATATGGCCAGAGTTGAAGAAGAGCCTGACTGACCCACGAAAGAAGTTCTTGTCTCAGAAGAAAGCTCTTGTCCCTCTAGAATGGTGGGATAAGGAAGGTTATATCCCAGTAGAGGAACCAGGAGCCACTAAGCATAATCCTGGATATCTAATCAATCTGGATAAAGGTGAAGTAGAGTCCCTTACCCTGAAACCTCACTTCCATGAATATGTCTATCATGGTCGTATTCTGAAAGGTAAGTATGTAGATAGACTCTTGAAGAATGTTTGGAGTGACAAGACAGGTAAGAGTAAGATGGTCTGGTTCTTCTTCCCGACAAATAATCCACCATATGTTCTGACAGCCAGAGCCGAGAAGGTTGGTTGGGTTCCTCCTTATAACATATCTGCCTTACCTAAATCCGTAGAAAAGAAAGTTCCAGAAGGATTCCGCTACTGGAAACATGAGGATGAATCTGAGAGATTGAAGATTCGTAATAGATTGCGGAAAGAGATGAGAGGTAAGATAGAGAACCTTGAACTACCCAACATCACCCCTCCGATAGATACCTACTTCACATTACAGAAGCAAACCTGGAGGGGGACTGAAATAGTTAGAGCTGGGCCTAGTCGAACTATATTCTACTTCAACATACTACTGGGTGGTAAGGTATTCTCATATGCTACTGAACGGAATCCAGTTGAAACTAAAACTGCATCCGTGATGGAGGATAGGAATCTGAAGTATGTTCGAATAGATGGAGATGTTAAACCTGGTCATCCCTTGAATCCTACTAAAGACACACCCTCTCATATTTCCTTACTAGATGAAGGCATGGGAGAGATTCTTTCTCTTCATCCTGACTTCATGAAAATCAGAATGAAAGGTAAATCTGTTAAAGGTATCTATAACTTCAAGCAGGAGAAGGGAACTCAGATTTGGACTGTCTCTAGGGACTCCTATGAAGAACATGATTTCTCTATTGAGCATATGGATTTTGTTATCAAGAAATCTAGTATGCGTGAAGATGGTAGTCTTAGGATAGAGAAGGGATTTCTATTCCGACAAGGTGAACATAAAGGTAAGACTTACAGACGGGAAGTTGTTCAGAATGCCGTATTAGAACCGATTCATAGAGGAACTAATCTTGCCTATATCAATTTTTTCCACAACAGAGAAGAGAGTAGTAGAGGTGGAATAATGACTAATATCTGGTGGGATGATAATGAGAAATGGTATTGTGAACTAGATAATGAATGGAAGAAAGGAGCCTTGATGTTTGATGGAGTAGTAACAGATAAGGATGCCATAACTGCTATCAATAATGGAACGTATCAAATATCAGCAGAAGTTGCATTTTCCTCTGATGAGAATGGTGACCCTGATTGGTTAGCTATCTGTGGAGCTGCAATCTGTCACTCTCCAGCTGTTTCCAATGCTCAAATACAGGTTGCTTGTCAGGGGGATAAGTGTAAGACATTTCCCAAAGGTATTCTACCAAAGACCCTCTAAATACTATATACATAACTTTATATATAGCATATATGTATAATATGAACTAAGTGTAAAATTTATACACTGGTGGTTAAAAATGTCAGATACCGACAAACCCTCAGACTTCGATGCTCTGAAGAAGCAATTAGAAGAGCTTGGAGTTAAGACTGATTCGGACTCTAAGGATGGGGTGGGAATTCCCACAGATAAGTTCCACTTAGAGTTAAAGGATGGTCAGTTGTTCGTTAAGAAGAAGGGAGATGAATATCCCTCTCCTGGCGAACCTGAAGAGGATGAACCTGAAGAAGATGATGATAAGAAGAAGAAAGATGACAAAGGTTCTATCCCCGATGGTCTGAAGAAATGGATGGAAGAGAACAAGAAGGACAAGAAGAAGGATGACGAGACTTTCGCTCTCCTCCAGACCATGACCGAGAAGTTCGAAGCTCAACAGAAGGAACTTGAAGAGCTGAAGAACAAGTTATCAGAAGATAACGATGATGACGAACCTAATCCGAAGTCGTCTGAACCTCCGAAGAAAGACCCACCTGAAGAGGAAGAGACTGAGGATGAAGAGGATTTCTCAGATGACCACGTTCCAGGTAGCGGAGCCGTTGCTCTGTTGAAAGGAATTGAAGGCGGTCTTTCCTTCTAGGTGATGCAGATGAAATACAAGAAAAAGTATCAGGATGGCATAGAACTGAAGTTCGAAGATTTTACCTTTGACGAAGCTGATGTTACCTCATCTGGTATACAGAAGCTGATTACCAAAGACATAATCCACGACTTGGAGCCGATGTTAGTAGGTAAGCAGATTCTTGAGGAAGATACCAAGCTAGTCGGAAAACCAGGTAGAATCAGAACTTACAGGAAAGCTGCTCCGATGTCAGATGCTCGGGATTTCAATGCTGGTGACGATGTTCCTCCGGTTCTGACTCCTGAAGTTTTCTCCACAGTAGATTCAATTCCAACCAAATTTGGTCATTCAGAAATCGTCTACGAAGATGCGATAGACGCAATGGATATTAATGCTGTGGTTGAAACAGAACATGCTCTTGCTGCTGGTATGGCAAGAAAGTCTGACTCTCGTGTCTGGAACGAAGTCCTTCAGGCTACTGTGGTAACTGGCGAAGTATTGTCTGCTGCCACTGGAACCGCCAAGAGGTTCGCCCTAGACCACGACAAGGTTTTAGAGATTACCACACTTACTGCTGACTATGGGGCTGGCCCTGTTGCTCAGACTATCGGCGTAGATTTCTACGTTGATTTCTTCAGAGGCAGAATTGAGTTTGTCACTGCCCCGACAGTCGGTAATCCAAACTGTGATTACATCTATTCTGATTTGACTAACGCTCTCGAAGTCGTCTCTGTAAAGAGGTTCGGCAGAGATGATGTGGTCAATGGCAAGACCAAAATCAGAAGCTCTTGCTACGGTAAGGGTAATACCTGCGTTCTGAATGAGAATGAGATGAACGACTTGGAGAAGGATGACCGGTTCACAGATGCAGATAGGTATGGTTCCAATGCAGTTCTGATGAATGGGGAAATAGGCAAGACCGCCGGAGTGAATTTCCTTGTCTCTGAAAGGATGTATGAGGGTATCGCTTTCGTCTGTCAGAAAGGCGGAAGGCTTGGAAAGTATACCTACAAGAAGAAACCTGTCGCTAAGGTTGAAGAGATGGAAGCCAAGTCTGGCGACCTTCGGGTCAAGACATGGGAGAAATCTCAACCAACTCTTGTGAACGAACTGTTTGGATGTGGTCTGTTCAATGCCCATCAGTATGCTAAGGCTATCAAGTCTGGCTACATTTAAGGTGGTGGGAGTTTGGCAGATATGGAGCAAATCCTAGAAAAACTCGTTGCGAAAGAACCCATACTGTTAGATGGGACTACGGTAGATGATACTAGGAATCTTCTGGTATTACTAGACCCTGCTGACAAAGTCATCCGCATTGACTCGATTCTTGTAGATGGTCGAGCCGTTACGACATCAATCCTCATAGACCTAGTTCTGAAAGCCTCCTTTGGAGACATTCCGCTAGAGTGCTATGACACAACCGTGAACACGCTGAAAGGAGCAGATGTTATAGACGGAGCACCACTCTACATTAGAGAGCCGTTAGAGATATACGGAACTAATGCAGATGATGAAGATGTTGCATGGAACATTAGGATAATCTGGCATGAGGTTGAAGATTTTCCTCCCACGCAACTAGACTCAGAACCACTCTAATCTCTCTGGTTTCCCTAGAGATTGCACCCGGAGGAGCAGTCCACCTCTCTGCTCCTCCTTTTTATTTCTATTTATGATTATTATCTAATATAAGTAATCTCCTCCCCCTTAGAGAGTAGATATGAACCTGTCTACTCTCTATCTTTTTCCCATCTTCAATATGCATACCTTTATATATAATATAATACTATGAAGTATAGTATACATCATACGCCCAAACTCCTAAATGTAGTCTGCTGAAGCGGAACAGGGAAGGACAGGGCAAATCCGACCTCTGGAGGAATCTTATGGCTCTAATTGCTGAATTTGAAAATCAAGAGATTGACAGTAACGTGACTGAAACGAATTGTATAGACCTTCATGATACTAGAAACCACATGGGGCCTAAACATCTTCTTGTAGAGAATAATGGCGGAGAAGATATTATTGTCCGTTACTCTTATGCGGATATTAAGGAAACGATTGTTCATCAGAAATCACTTGATTCTGACATTGAAAATCTTGTTCCGGCTGGTCAAACTCAACATATCATTCTAGAAGGAAGCTGGTATGTAGAGAAGATAAAGGTCTCTGCTATATTAGTAGCAGCTGGTCCCGCTTCTGAGCTGAAAGGTAAGCTACTTGCACCACATTATACTGGTTATACTGACAGGAGGTAGTTAGTATGTCAGATGGGTCTGATTTTCCTGAGGGACCTAAGATAGCTGTCCCAAACTATCAGGGAAACACCCGAATGAGAGATGCGTTAGGTAATAAGCAGGATATTGCAACTGCTACACCTACTGCGTCTGCGATATCTTTACTTAGAGAGATTATTGTTTTACTTGGTGGTTCATCTACCGCAGCGTTAGTCCAAGCTACTGAAATGCCTGAGTTCTCCTACGTAAACGCATCAATAGTCTATGCTGTCTCTGTCCTTAATCGGCAGACCCAGAATCCCATCCCATCTGGTTCTTTGACAGCAGGGACTATTGATGTTATCCGTATACGTGCTGGAGTAGAAACCACAATCTCTGCTGGTGTAACTCTTCTGAAAGAGGATGGTGTTCTCTATTATATTATAGACTTGACCTCTGTTAGTTGGCAGGAAGATGATACTGTTAAGGTTATAGAGAATACTAAGTCTACTGCAACTATTGGGATTAATACTTATGATATACTACAAATTCCACAGACCTGTCTCCTTACAGACTTGGGTGACATTTCTACTCAGATTGATACCATCGAGACCGTTACTAATGAGACGAATTCGTATCTGGAAGATGGTGGCCGTATTGACAACCTTCTAGATGACATCCTAGCCACCTGTAATGATATTGAGGTTCTTGTTCAACATCTGCGGAACGGGATGTTAGGTAAGGAAAATCCTGTTCTAAATTACCCTACTCCCGGGATGCCGTCTACTAACTTTGGTTTCTCTATATGGGATTTAGTAGATGGTATTGGTGGAATAGTTTCAGTTACACCAGGCACGTGTGACGTTTACCGATACAGACAAGGAATAGATGTTACTTGGCTTAGTGTTATCTCTGGCCCAAGTTCTGTCAGTCCAGCTAATGATAGAATCTTCTATGCATATAACTTCCCACCTTCTGGTTGGAATATAGGAGATTTAGCTTGGCTTCATTTTGAAGGAGCCTCTGTTGAGTTCGCTAATGGTAAAACTGTTAATCTGCCTGAACAGAATCTATTCATGGTTGTTGGTCTTGGTAATATACTTCAAGACTTAGCAGATGGTGGGCGCCTAGACTTGATACTTGACCAGACTCTTGCTAACACTGCTGCTCTCATATCAGCTGTCTCAGTTATAGATATTAAGATAGATAATCTACAAGCTGATGTTACAGTTATAGATGGGAAGATAGACGCTCTTCAAGTAGATATTGATGCTATGGAGATTGAGCTAAACGACCTGTGGACTTGGTGGTCTGATGGTGGTAGACTAGACCTTGTAGTAGATGATATATTAGCCAATACTGTGACGATAATCGCAGACATAGCAGTTGTAGATTCTAAGGTTGATGCTATCCAGGCAGATATTACTACTATTGATGGTAAGATAGATGTAATAGATGACAACGTTGATGAATTATTAGATAGAACATTTTCTATTACTAATATAAATGACAAGATTAATTCAGAATTGATAATGAAAGAGTTTGGATTTTCTGTTCTTCCAGAAGATGCATCAGACCATATCTTGTATACTAATGAGCAAACGAAGATGAAAGACCCGATTCTAGTTCGTGTAACTGTATCTAATATGGCAGTTGGAGATACTATAACTCTCACTGAAGAGGTGCAGGTTGATGATACTTCTGTATGGGTTCAATCTGATTTTGAACAATATGATGATTTAAAGGGTGGATTAGATAACGGGGATGAAGTTATTGAATGGTTACTTACCCCCAATAGATTTGGAATTCGTCTAACGTTTAACCAAACTGCCTCATCAACTAGCTACACCCCACCAATACAGTTTAAGATTCAAGTCATTGCGAAGGAGGGAGTCTAATGGGAATGTCGTATCTGGAAGACCAAATCTACTCTGAGTGCTTAATGGATATGCCATATGTAGAGAATCAGGATAGGATTCATGGCAGGACTAAATATAGTAGAGATGGTCGAGTAAATAATTGTGTGTGGACTAGAAGAGAAACAGGCAACTATGTTCTGTTTCATCCAGGCATATTTAGTGGGGTAGTTGATATAGGTGTAGATAAACCTGCTCCAGATTATACAGGTGTCAATTATACCTTACAGATATGGATGCAGACCTTTCTTCTTCAGAATATTAACATGTTTGATAGACTTAATAACGGTGTTGGGGGAATAAGAGTATTCCTAACTGCTCTTGGTGAGATAGGGTATGAGACTCATCAGGGAGCAGTTATCCAACAGACTCTCTCCGTTCCAGTCCCATATGGTGATGATGTTTGGCATCTTCTAACTATATCAATAGATTCTGCTGGGAATTGTAAGATATTTTATGATAAGACTGAGTTGGGATTACAGCTGAGTCCAACACATCTACCAGCTTCTGCACCTACCCAGTCCTCATTCCACATTGGTGGTCGTCTAGGTATTGATGGTTATCAGGGATATGAAACCCTTCCTCGTATCTGGCAGAGAGCTTTGAGTCTAGATGAACATAGTCGATTCTATGACAATGAGATAAACTATCTGGAGGCATTCTAATGGACTTTAAGAAGAAGTTTAGAGACATTCTATCACTGCTTGGGATAGTTGATGCTAAAGCAGATGAAATAATGGATAGGTTAGATGCCCCTCCTGCTGATGCTTTAAATAATTCATATGTATCAGACGTTGTAGGTAACAAAGAAGATACGTCTGTATATCTAACATCTGATGATTATTCACTTATGCGTTATAATAAAGGTCTAATTGATATGATTAGACATATTGAGAAACAAGAATTGCCCCGAACCTTTATGTTTGAAGGGTGGCAGAAGTGGGATGATTCTGATAATATTGTCACCGATGAGAGATGGATTGTAACTAAAACAGGAGTAATCTATAAGGATAGTGGAGCTGGTCTAATATTTGTTCATCTAGACCTGGATAACGGAGAAAATGTTAGATTTTACTCTAAACAGAAATGGTGGCAGTGTGGATTAAATATCGCTACACCTAGTCTATCTGCACTTAGACATATGTTCCAACAGGTTAATCTTGAATTTAGTGTAATACTTAGCTCTCAGGCACTACTCCAGGCAGGTAATTCATTCTGGGGATGGTCTGAATTAAATACTGCTACCTCCATATCTGATAATCTAATAGGATTCACACCTATACCTACTGGAGTTAGGTCTATTGTTCGAGCTAATGGTTCAACAGTAGACCAGGCAGACCATGCTATATCTGGAACTCCTAATCTACATAAGTTACGAATCAGCACACATTACGAAGATGATACAGGTGATATGCGGATTATGATTAGATTCTGGATAGATGAAGTTCTAGTCCGAGAATTTAGCCCTGCTCTTGCAGAGGTTCCAGTAGATACTCAGATAATACAATTCTATAACCTGTCCACTGGTGGTGTATCATCAATAGAATTTGGACAAATCAGAGTTTGGACTCAGGAGGAGAGCACACGTGACAGATATTATTGAATACATCAAACCATATAAAAAACACGCAGAATCCTACCCACCATCATACACCACATCTACATCCTGGCAGACAAAAGCAAGTATTCCTGTAACCCTAAAACCAGGCACATATTGTATGTCTTTCTCTACACAGTTTCTAGCACCAGCTGGTGGGACGCAGGGAGACATAGCATTAGGCTTCTCTGGTTCTCCATTGTTGCAGAGTAGAGAGCAAGCAATAACAGTATCTACTACTCAGATATGTTCAGGATGTATACGGTTTGTTCTGACATCTCCATTAACTCTGACAGTAGATTTATTATATAAATCTGCGTCTGGTGGGAGTTTTGGTGTTAGTATGTCAACAGTATGCGTGGAGGAGATGTAATGACTATTGAATATGCTTATCATGATTTCGATGGCGACGATGTGGATTTAAATGATATTGAATCTGCTATCGGTAACTCTGAGATGACGAATAGGGATGTAATATGGTCTAGGTATGACGCTGGACCATTTAAGATTCCTGAGCCATTTCCTCACGGTGGCAATTACCCAGGAACTCTGACAATTGCTTGGGAAGAGGAGTTATCACAAGATGATAAAGATAAGTTAGACCTAATAGTGGAGGCTTTCCAGTGACAGATAATCCAACAGGGCCGTTAGTCCCTGCACCAGATAGTGAAGCTAATGGCCGTAGTCGAGATGTTGTAGGTAATAAGGAAGATGTTTCATCTATTGCACCTGATACAGCATCATTGATGGCTCTGACTAGATACGTGGCTGAATCAATTGGAGGAGCTTTACTACCTATGCTCTCTGGCGTAGGTAATCCTAATGGTGTTGTGGCTGGAGCTTATGGTCAGAAATACCAAGATACTGCTACTGGAATATTATATATTTGCGTTTCAAATCCAGCTGGAACTAGTTGGAATGTAATTTAGAGAAGGTGTGAAAATGACACTAAATGCACCATATGGACAACATAACTACATGGGTAGTCATGCTGGAGAATCCGCCGCTCTGACTTGGATTAGAAATCAGAAGTTTGATTCTAACAAGGATGGGTCAGGAAATCCTGAGAATGGTATGACATTCTACGATAGCTCTGCTAATAAGCTGAAAGTCTATGAGAATGGAGCTTGGACTTCTGCTGTTGGTGGGGCACACAACGACCTGTCTGGTCTACAAGGTGGGACAACAGACGAGTATTACCATCTTACTTCAGCCCAACATATCGACCTTACGGATGGTGGCGATTGCTCTATCCATAAGCACGATGATATATACTATACAGAGACGGAATTGGGTTCTACAACAGGTGGGTCTGAAGGAGCCTCATTGATAGGTACAGACACAAAAGCGAATCTAGGTAATGCAACTAACATTGAAGATGCTCTGACAGCGTGTGATACACACGTTGGGACAACATCTGGTAATCCTCATTCTGTGACACTAGAGGAAGCTAGGACAGAGAGTAATGTTCTGGCTGGAGACATAGACATGAACTCCGCTGGGACGGTTACTGGTTTGAACGCCCCTTCAGCTGGTTCAGATGCAACTACTAAGGACTATGTTGATGGTCTAATCCAAGGTCTGGATTGGCAAGATTCTGTTCTTGACAAAGACCTAGTTACTGCTCCATCTCCTACGATTGGGAACAGATACATCGTAGCAGGGACTGGTGGTGACTGGTCTGGTGGAGCTGTTAATGACATAGCCATCTGTATAGATGACCAGGGCGACCCTGCTGACTGGGACTTTGAGACACCAGATGAGGGTTTTGCCTGTTGGGTAGAGGATGAGAATGTTCTCTACGTTTTCAATGGGTCTAATTGGGTAAAGTTTGGTTCTACTATTTCCCATAATAATACATCTGGCCTACAAGGTGGAACTACAGATGAATACTATCATCTGACAAGTTCTCAGCATACAGACTTGACAGATGGGAACGACTGTTCTATACATAAGCATGACGATATATACTACACTGAAACAGAGTTGGGTTCAACAACTGGTGGAAGTGAAGGTGCGTCTCTTATCGGAACAGATACCAAGTCCAATCTGGGCAATGCCACAAATGTAGAGGATGCCCTAACTGCTTTGGATACCCACGTTGGAGATGTATCTATCCATAAGGAGTTCTATACCGGAGCTGGAACGCCTAATGGCAATCAGGCAGGTAATCAGGGCGATACCTACCTAGATACGACCAACAACATCCTGTATGTGAATTCAGACGGGAACAATGACGGTTGGGTGGTCTGTTAGATACTAATATCGGGGCTGGTATAATCTATCAGCCCCATATCTATTTTTAGAGGTGTAGAAATGAAAGAGCCATACGGACAACATAATTATATGGGTGAGCATACAAATGATGCTAACTGCCTTACGTTTATCAGAAATCAGAAGTATGATAGTAATCATGATGGAACGGGGAATCCTCAAGAGGGTATGGTCTATTTCAATACAACAGATAATAAACCTAGATTTTATAACGGTTCATCATGGGGAGGATTTGGTAGCTCCCCTTTCACAGAAACTGGAGAGGTCTGGTATCTTGCTGATGCTAATGATATATTAGCAACAGGCAATGAGCAGTCACCAGATGTAGGCAAAGGTGGTCTCTGTCTAAATCAAGGTGATGGCGATGGCCTGATTGAGACTCTGAAGAGTTCAGATGTAGCTCATGGTATAACTGATATTGCCGAAACTGATACTTATGGACAATTCTCTAAGGTAGATGGTGCTTCAGGCGGTCTACTTATCGAAGGTCTAACTGAAGATGTTAAAAGTGGCGTAGTAATTAGAGGATATGTTGATACTGACTCTGGCCCTCTAGGAACCGTCGCAATCGAAGGCTATCGTAAATCTGGAACAGGAACACAAAATTTGCAGGATGATGATTGTGTCCTACACCTATCCAACAGAGTAGGTGGCAAAAAGACTCGATTCTGGGGTAACGCTCGTATATCCACTAATGAAGATGCCCCGGATGTTGGGGATGGTGGTCTCTGTCTGAATCAGGGAGATGACTTTGAGAATATCATCGCTCTGAAGAATACGGACATATCCCATCCATTTACAGATTTAGACGAGGAAGATACTTTCTGCTCTATAAAGGTCAATGGGTCTACCGGGATGGATATTGCTGGATATGGTGAGAGCAATGGCGCAGGCCTTTTGCTCGAAGGTTATACAGAATCACCAGATTCTACTCATGCACCAATTATAATCCGTGGAAGAAAATCGAATGGTGGAACCAGTTGGACGAGTGTTGGAGCTTCAGAAGCATTGGTTGAATTTCTCAGTGGTGGTGGAACTGTTTGCCAGATATATGGTGATGGAGATATAGAGAATACAAATGGAACATATGGAACACTTGATTTAGAAGATGATATTGGTCTGCTTCAGGCTCTTAATACCCATCTAGATAAGAGGAAGGAATATTATAATGATGCTAGAACTGCTATGGGTAAGCATATTAAAAGGGCTAAAGAATTGAATATTATTAGAGACATTTCACAAGAAGAATTAAATAGAGCTAAAGATACTGAAGTAGATGAGAACACGATATTCATGTCTCATGCTAAAATAAATGCATTACAGATTGGATGCATAGTCCAGATGTGGAAAGCTGTCAAAGCGATAGCAGAGAAAGCTGGACTATCTGAACAGGACTTGAAAGATATTATGATTTCAATAGGTGATTGAGATGGCTAAAAAAAAGAAACTGAAGAACCCACATAAACAGAGTGCCCTTGAAACTCTTCGCAAACAGCTTAGTAAGATGAAGAAGAAAGATAGAGGATATGATAGGGTTAAGAAGAGAATTGCTGAACTAGAAAAGGAGGCTTGAATATGCCAACGATTTCTCAGTTATGGAAAGAGATAAAGGAAAAAGACCCAGAGAATCACATGGGTCTGAGTTGGCCCCTCAATAAAGAGGAGGCTGAAGCTGTCCTAGCTAAATGGGGTAGTGGTGAGTCTGCTGATGATGAACAACCCGCTGAAGAGAAACTAGTTGAAGAGGAGAAGCAGGAAGAGAAATCATCTGATGAAGAAGAACCAGATAAGGAAAGAGAGAAAGAAAAAAAAACCTCAGAAGAAGAATCGCCGGAACAAGATTCTCAAGCTACAATTATGGCGACCTTGAAAGGGCGGAGAAGAAGGCGGAGGTATCTGATGGAGCATAGGAATGACTAGTATGGATGTAGGTGCATTTGAAGCAGCTTTCTTTGCAGGTATGGCTTTTGCTATCCTGATACTATATAAACTCTCTGGTATTGGTATTGGTCTATTACATACCCGTATTAAGGCTAATGGTAATAAGAATAAGTTGCCTCAACCTACTACACATGAAGAACTAGTTTCAAGAGATATGCAGGAAACTAAATCTGCTGTCTATACTATCAAGAACAAACAGGAACTAAATCATCAAGCTACTCTTAATTGCTTTCAGAATATGGCTACTGAACAGTCTAAGTCAAATGAATATCTGAGAGAAATGAGAGACATAATGATTAAGAATGGGGGCAAATAGATGACTGCTAGACCTAATATAGTTATTGACTCTAAAGGTAGGCATGTTTATCAGAGACTGATGTCTGAGGAGGATGCACAGTCTATGAAGAATACAGATAGGCATAGGCTAGATGAGCGTAAGACTGTTGCTAAGATGATGCCTAGACCTATTACTGGCCCTGAATCTTACTCAATGTATGGTATGATATTTAATGACGACCAGTCTGAATCTGATACTATGGGAGTTAAGATTAAGATTGGTAAGCTATCTACTGAATGGACTGTTGTAGTTACTGTCAATGGTGTCGTGGTAGCTGATGGTGATACTTTCAGTATGGATGCTGGAGAGATGTTCCCAATCAAAGTGACTATGACTAGAACAGAGACAGATATAGTAGATGGTGAACTCTGTTTTGCCGTAATCCAGATGTATCCTCAAACTTCAGCAGATATTATAGACTATCAGGATGCTTTTAAAGTAGCTATGATACCTCAGTTTGTTCTCTTCAACGATATAGACCTGAATATGGAACAATTGATAGAAGATGAAGTTATCTTTCCTGATGATGCAGATTATGTTACAGAAGATGTAATTAACGAATTTATCAAACATAGAACAGATGAGGTTATAGATTGGTTGATTCGCCGTCTGAATAATGTAATCATTCCAGATTATGAGCATGTCCGTAGATTTATAATCAATAGAGTAAAGAAGGACTGCTATCAGAGATTCATAGATTACTCCATATCAGGTGGTGGAGAATTTATGACTAACATAAACCAATTGAAAGATGAAGCTATGGAGATTCTGAAAAACATACAAGCAGATGGAGATGTGGACTGGTGACAGTAGTTTTGGTAGTTAGGAAAGATGAGTTAGGGGAGTATATGGCAAAGATAGAACAGCTCCCAGATTCAATTAGAGGACAAGCATTACGTTCTTATTTCGAATCTGTCAATGTTACTCTTGAGGCTATCATGTCCGAAAGGATATATTCTGGTGGTCACCAGGCTAAACAAAGAACTTGGGCTACATCCTATGATTCTTATCTTGGTGAATACGTTAAGCATGGAAGTCAGCCATTAGTTAGGTCTGGTGCGTTGTTTCGTTCTCTAACCAATTCCGCTGCTAAATATGCTATCAGGCGGTATGCTGATACCTACTTCTCCTTCGGGACATCCCGTATGGCAGTAGATAGTAAGAATGTCACATATGATTTGGCTAAGATTCTATCTGGTGGTGCTCAAACTAGACCTCGAACTCGTCTTGCGTCTGACGTTGGTTTTCTCGCTTGGGAAGCTCAACCTGGGAAATGGGAGTCTGCACTTAGAACAGCTGATGAAGGTGCAACTATACCACCACGGCCCTTCCTATTCTCTGATAAACAGATGACTCAAGATGAACACGCACGTATAGATTCTGTTACTCAAAACTACTGGCAGAATTATCTACAATTATACTTTGGGAGTTAGCATGGTATTCTCTGGATTCACACCGGCTGGGCCTCAATCAGTTAGATTAGAGGAGTCAATAGATATACGTGTAGTAAACCCTAATATTAGTCAGGGATGGGTTGTCTGTAATGGCTTCTGTTATCCATTAAGGGTTGATAAGACTGTTGCTAATGGTTGGAAATTAACCTATTATGGGTGGATGCCTGGTCAATGTGAAGATGCTGATTTGATATTACTTGGCGATAATGGTGATATCCAGACTCACTCAACTTATCTGACAGTTACTGAACCACAAGCTCCCTTCCTCCCTATTCTAGAATTTCTCATACAATGGTTGGAAACAGAGCCAACATTGAAAACATATGTAAAGGTAGCCAAGATTGTTAGGAAGCCTGAAAGATTTACAACTACCAGACCACAGTATCTAGTTGTATGTCCTAACGCTGGTGTGAACTTTGCACAGATTGGAGAGAATGATATTCAGTATGATGAACGAATATCTATTATGTTTATAGATGATTTACGTAAAGCTATCAGATATGAACGGCATGAAACCTTTATATATAAGGTAGTCAATTATATACGTAACAATCCTACATTATCAGGTAACTTAGGGATAGTAGATACAGATGTGACAGATGTTAAGATGCCTGATGAGAGACTTGAGAATGTTTATTTACATCAATCTAGCGTTGAAATGAGAGTAAGAGTTGAACCTGAATATACATAGGTGATGGAAATGGTAGAGTTAGACACCCAAAGTAACGTGAGGCCGATAGGCTTATTGCCTGAATTAGATTATGGAGTCCCTATGACTGGGTTTGAATTAGATGGACCATATTTAACTGGCGTATCCCAAATAGGAGTAACCCCTAATTTCACTACATATTTTACTGGTTATACTAGAGATGATGACTTGCTCCTTTATCTTCGTATCCAGATAGAGAAGATTGGTAGCTCTGATACATCTAAGCATATCATAACTGGTATAACAGACCCCAATCTTATAGATATTGAACCACCCCTTCCTAATGATTACCAGGCTGGTGACCCCGTTAAATTGATACCCATTCCTATTCAGGGAAGAGTTATATCTGGAAAGAATGAGTTGGATAGAGGTCGAATGATTGAGGGTCAGGTTGGTAATTCTCAGTATAAATCTTATCCGCTTGATGGAGGTAAGATGGGTAACTTTGAGATTGAGATGGAATCAGGCCAGGATTTCTTTAAGTATGATGACAATTTCTATGCATTCTCCTCTCTAAAGGCATTATGTCTTACACCTGATGGTAAGATACCTACTGATGGTTCTGGTTCTATTAACATCCGTAGCCCCACATCTTCAGCTATTAAGTCCTTCTCTCTTTTCTATTCTGTTAATAGATACTATGATAGGACTGTTAAGGGATGTATAGTCTCAAAATTTAGTCAGAATTTTGAAGAGGATTTACATTCCCATATATCTGAGACATATGAAGTTCTGTATAAAGACCTTATACTGGGTCTACCCGACAACACCCTATCTCCTGATGTTGTCTATAAGAAATACTCTCTACGTTCTCATGGACATACCCAGATGAAGTTCTACCATGGAATGTATCTAAAGGAACCTGTCGGCCCTGGTGAAAGTTCAAATATCCCATTAACCTCTGTCTTAGGTCTAGAGGATGATGACGAGATTAGATTCACATTAGAAGCTACTGGATATACGTTTGATACTGTCATTACAAGTATTGATACAGCTAACAAGACTATTGACATCAATCCAGCAACTCCTCTTGGTGTGAATTGGACTGAGGGAGATACTGTTCAACAGACAGGAGATTTCCATAAGCCTAGACGTATTGTCTCTATGGAGCTGGAGTTCAACAACAATGGATTAGTTCTGGGCGATATACGGTCTGGTGAAGGTAGTCCTACCACAGCAGTAGCAGGTGGTTCTGATTATCAAGGTAAAGCCACATTTGAGAGAAAGACTCTCGACCAGATTGGATTCATGCTTAACTATGAATCAAATGAAGATTTGTGGTTTAGACAAGAGTTACAACTAGCTTACGATAAAGACTATCTTATAGACTTCCTGATAGATTTCGAAGGAATGATTAAGTCTAATCCTAATGATAATCTCAAGTCAGAGAGCGAGGTTATCAAAGATGAGATTTCATTCCAGATATCTAATCTGAGGTCTGGCAAGATAGGTAAAATAGTATAGAACATTTGAGGTGTAGTCAATGGGATACCAGGATAGACGATTAGCAGAGGTGCATATCGGAGAAGATAAATTTTGGGTGAGGCAGCTATCGAAATTGAAGCAGGATGAATTAGAAAGGAAATATAAAGTTATTCGCAATTCTGCTAAAATGATGACTCTATATAATCAACTGAGTAAATCGGAGAAGGCTTTTAATGATAAGCTGATTTCTCGTAAAGATTATATAGAGGAGACTAGAGCTATACAGGATGATATAGATAAGTTTTCAGAAGAACTTACTATCGTAAAGACGTATGAGATTGATGGTAAGAAGGAAGATATGCTTGAATCTACCATGTATACTGCTGAACGCCTTTCATTATGTGTCTTAGTCCCAGTAGAGGATAAGGATGATGATAGGGAACTGAAGTCTATTTCATGGTGGTTAGACCAAGATTCCATAATTACCAATCTCCTGTCTAGGTCTATTGATGAAATCCAGATGATGGGTGATAAGGAAGATGTGAGTATGATAGAGCACATCATATCTCTGTTTGAAGAAGATGTAGAACCCCTTCCACCCCAAGAGATTATTAATCGTATAATGGAGTATCAGAACGCATTATCTTCAGGAGGGATAGAAAGAAAAAAATCAGACAGTGCATACGGTGTGCAGATAAAAAGAATCCAGAAAGCATAGATTGTCTACTATGTCCAGACTATGATGTAGATATAGACTATGCTTTTGATATTGTGGTTCTATTAGATAGGGGTATTAACCCTTACCCGTATGCACTATACGAGCTACCCGTTTCTGATTATAGGAGAATAGCACAAATCATGTCCGAGATGGGCAAATATGAGAAGGAACAACTAGAGTCACAAGGTGGTTAGATATGCCGGAAGGAGCTAGAGGGCCAAAAGGAAACAGATGGGAAACCTCATTTGTTATGCGATATGAAGCAGAAAATCTTCCTGCTGTTCGCCAAGGTCAAGTAGCTCTGCGTGACTACAATGTTCAGAAAACAGAAACTATCCAGAATGAACAACGATACTCTGGTGCTGTTCAGGAATCTACTACTCAGACTCGTAACTTCGATGTTGCTACTAAGGGGAATATGCGAACAGTTCATAGAGCTAATATGGCTGTTCTTGGTCTAAATATGTCCCTTCTAGGTCTTTCTTGGAACTTACAACGGTCAGGTATGTTCTCTGAAGAAACTGCTCGTAAGATTACAGAAGTTGTAGCTCCTATCCAGATGGTTGCATCTGTAATCAATTTCGCTGCTTCGGCTTATCAGCTATTTATGATGTGGCAGGAGATTTCCACAATGGCGTATGTTAAAGGAACTGTCAAGGTAACTCAGGCTAATGGTCTGCTAAGTAGTTCCTTCAAAGGTCTGTTTGTAAACATCTCTATGGTAATGGCAGCTATGGGTGGTCTTGCAGCTATCTTTGGTGCTTTCATAACTAATAGTTGGCCTGCCCGGGCTGCTCTATCTGTTCTTGGAGCAGCTATGATTACTTACGCTGTTAAGACATGGGCTGCTACTACTGCAAATCTAGCTTTCACCGCATCTTGGGGGCCTGCTGGATGGATTGCAGCTGGAGCCACCCTGGCAGTCATAACCTTCATCCTGGCATCAGTTGCATCTATGATGAGGACTACTGGTCTATGGCGTGGTGGAATTGCTATGGGTAGAACTAATGCCACAATAGGTGAATTAGGCCCTGAAGCTGTTATTCCCTTACGTTCCCCATCTGGTAGGAGATTACTAGATGGCGGTGGTGGTGGAGCTGGTGTGAGTATAGAGAGAGCTACATTTAATGTTAGAGCTGATAGACCTGCAACACTCTATCGAGAAACTAACAACTCGGTCAGGAGACAGGCGTTCCTGAGGTAGGTGATATTATGGCTGTTGAAGATGATGAAGTTATTAAACACTATCTGGCATCTAAGGATTGGAGAAAGGATGGAATCTATGGGGATGCTGATAAAGGTTCACGATTTAAGATATTAATGGAATCTATTAAGATGGGTTACGTGAATGATCCTGGTAGCGGAGGTAAGATGGATTGTAGACCTGAGTACTTAGATGTTGTCTACAAACTAGGTTTTGAAGATGATGTTGCTATGTTTCATCCATTTAGATGGAGAATTCTAGCGAAGATAAAAATACCTGAACCACCTCAGAAAGGCATGTATCCTAGACAGATTATGCTGTGGATTCCTTACTCAGAATCTAATTCTGTAATTGATGAGCTTACGTTTCCTGATAGAGATTTACTTCCATGTGTTGCATCTGGTGAAACAGAAACTAAGGCTAAATTTGGTAATTTTGATGATTTAGCTGATTACTCAACAGACATTGAAGGTAGTGCCCCATCTCATGATTATGAAAAGTGGTTCTCTGAATTAGCTAATGGGAAGAAGTGGGATGGGTCAGCAGTCACAGACCTGAAAGTTAAAGACCAGAATTTTATGACTGATTCTAGAGTTCCTATGGGTGGTGGGGGAGCTGCGACTGTCTTGGAACTATCTATCTCTACTGAAATGAGATGCAATGGGGCTAATCCAGTACACGATATTAAATGGTGGGCCTTGAATCTATCTCCAATGTGTTATGCTGATGGATGGACAGGTGGTCAGGAGAAAACTTTTATTCTATGGTCTAGACATGACACTAATGTTGATGATGACTGGCAGAAGGTTTTATATCTTACTGGCCCTAATCACCGTAGTTCTGGGACTGCTACTGCTCCAAATGCCTTAGACCCTACTGATGTTTTCACACAAGAACTATGGGGTCAAGTTAAGATTGATGGCGAAACAGATATTAAAGCTCGACCCATTATATCTATACTCTGGAAATTGCAGGAAGCTGAAGAATGGGACTTAGAAATTACCCCTGCTAAAGACCTTAAGGTAGAAACATCCGAATTTGGAGAAGTTTTGGGTAAGATTACTTGGTCTCCTTCAGAAGATATCGAATTTAGTTCCTATAAACTCTATTCTGCTCTATCTCAAGATTTTGATAGTATTTATCCTACATTCGTATCGTCTGATAAATCTAAGGAAGTTGTGCATGAGTATATGCAACCTGGATATCTTCCTCTTCAAGAATCTGTCCCTTATTTTACAGAAGCTTGGTTGTATCTATCTACATTGATAGGCAGGGCTAAATCTTATCCGTATAAAACGAACTATGCTCTAGCTTATCGTCCAGCAGTCTTAGATGTTTGGGATGCCTTAGCTCGTTCATTAGGCCCAACTCTAGCCTGGTATAATGGTTTCAGAGGTTCACTAAGCGGAGGGTTCATTCAAGGCTCAGGCATATCCCATCTGATTATGCAAGAACTTTGGCCTATTGGAGCTGGAGTAGATACCTGGTGGGTTGGAGATAGGGTTAGGATAGCTGTCTTTCATCAGGTAGAAGATAAAGATTTGTCTAGCCCCCCTGGTGGATTAGTTCCAGCTGATATAGGTAAGAAATGGTATGTAGATGCTCCTGGCGGTGGAGCGTGGACTGGTCAATCAGATACAGTGGCAGAGCTTACTGGAGTCTCGCCTAATACTTGGGCATTCTATACATTAGGAGATGACTGGTCATTACTTGTCGTAGATGAAAATCGCTTCTATCGCCACCTATCTACTGGTGGTCTTGTAATAGGGAGCTATCGTTATCTGGAATTTACCGCTGAAGAGTATTATGTTGATTATCTAGCTGGACAAGATATAGTTCTGGCAGATGAGGATGTGCCTATATCAGAGAGACTTAGGATACAAGAAGTTTATAATATAGGCACGTTTCCTGGATATAATAATCTTCTAAAGATAATAGATGTAGGGCCGTTCTTCCCTGCTTATTATGAATATGTTACTAAAACTATCATATGTATAGTTAGACAGAAGATTGTTCGTATCCACTTCAAGTTTGGAGATGGTGGTCGTGGTTCTACTGATGATGTATATGAATCACTAACTGGATATGATAATGTATTAGGTAATATTACAACATTAACAGATACAGGTGATTTAGCTCCAGGCGATAAACTAGTTTGGATGGATGGATTTCATGCGTGGCTGGTTGAGCTTACATCTGTTGAAGGTAATGAAATCGAGTTTGACCTTCTAGACTCTGATTTACAATTTCATACTATCCCGCCTGGTGCTCAATTATACAGACCTCCAACATATATGTATTCTAAATCTGGTGAAACACATTTCAGATTTGCCGTTGAACGTGAGGATGGATTTATCTCTGATTTCATAGCTAATCAATATCCATATGATATAGGTGATATTAACCCTGAATGGATAATAACATCTGAGAAATTATTAGCTGAAGTTAATGAAGTTGTCCGTATCTTCGCTAACGAATCTTTCCTCTACTCACAAGACCAAGTATTGGGAACTGGTTCAGCTTTGTATTGGTGGTCTGTTGATGGAGGTGTTTGGTTCTCTACCACTGTCCCATATATAGATAGGGTCTGGTTATCAACTGGAACTAAATCAGTTAGGGTCTATGTAACTAACGCTAATGGAGAACCTTCAGTTCCACCAGGAACTCCAGCAGAGGTTGAGATAGAGATAGCCACTACCGTTATATCTGGTGTCATATCTGAAGTTATAGATATGGATGATTTCAGTAATGGGTATCTGGATGAACGTATATCTGGTGGTCGAGAAGTAACTGTTGATGATAACTTCACTAATGATAATAAACAGTATGATTCACCAACTAAAGCACCACGTTCTGTAACACTTAGTGGTTTAGCTTCATCTCATCATACTATCCATCCTATCCCTAATGTTAATACCTGGAGGAATGGTAAAGGAGCAGATTTCATAGCTCTCCCTGATGACCTAGTTACCCTATTATACCTAGAGAATCATAAGGCTGCTCTTAGAATGGATTTAGAAGGTGAAGTTACTTACCTGTTACTAGAAGGCCTAGATAGAGATAGGGGATGGGAGGAGAGGGAGAAGAGGAACTGGTCTGCCAGATTCAATATAGTGGAGTGATATATACGGCTACTAATGCAATCATTTATCAGCGTTATCCCTGGTCTAATAACTGGGAAGATATTACCGATAACCTTCGTATAGAAGAAGCAGACATAGAGGAACGAGTTAATGGTGCTGGTATCTGTAATCTCACTATATCTAATATAGATAGGTGGGCTGAGAGAACTATTCGACCTGGCTTTATGTATCGTGTCATCCTTAAAACTCCATCTGGTCATACCTTTCCTAGATATGATTTTGAAGGTATTATCCCACCAGACTTTATAACATCAAGAATTGGGATTGAATCTGATGTTTGTTTACCAATAGTTGGATATTATGATATGTTTAGTAGAACACAGAATATACGTAATCTTAATGGTGCTAATATCATATCAGCAATGGCTCTACTCAATGCACAAGTAACTAGAGGAAGTGGAGTAGAATATATGAAATTTGCTGGTGAAGTTAGAGGAGTAGATAATGTTAGGGTTCCTGTTGATATGAATATGGATGCAAATTGTAAGACGCTTATGGAGAATATCAGGACTTTGATATATGATGAAACAGACTCCATCTATCCACGATTCTATCATCTTATGACGGTTCAACTGCAAAATCAACCATCGCTGATACTAAGACGTGAACCAGATATTCATGGCACACCTGATATAATTATAGAACCAGATTACGTTATAGATGTTTCTAGAGAAGATACTAATAATCTGATTACCTCAGTTATTATAGGTAATAAAGTTAATTGGGATTTAAGGTATCAGAATCAGAATTTTATTGATAAGTTTGGCAGATTTGAAATACGTTCTGAGGATAATGAAGATGATGGTGGGTTAAAATCATCTTATCTTAAAACTCGTAAACTAGTTCGTAACCAGTTTATCCCATCCTCTAATAAAGTCAAACTAGCTGGACATTGGCAAATCCCGTTACTCTCACTGGTGGAATTCAATTCTGATGAACCTGGATTAGCGAAGAATTCAATAGTTTATGGTAGACGTATAAACCGTTCAGGTTCTACTACCACAGAACTGCTTTTGAGGAACCTACCTGACGAGACTCTATAATCTTATCTATATCTTCAAATATTGGTGTGGGGTCATACTTTGTGAAGATAGGGTCATCCCAGGTTCTCCTATCGTTAGCTTCTAGAACTGGTAGATGGGAGAAGGATATTAATTCATCCCAAGTCCATCCTCTCTTTAATCTAGAGTCACGCATCACCTGTTCACCTATCAATACTTCCCTAACCTCATCTCTGGTTAAAGCTACTACATAATGATTCTGAGCTTCTATTCTGTTATTCAGTATGAAGTAAGAGAAACCCCCACCATATAACTCTACTCTAGAAGCGTATTGATACTGATGGTCTTTAATCAGTTCAGATAGCCACACCCTTCCTTCTGTTGAACGTGACTTTAGTTCCATAAATCCACCTATCCCTTTATAGATGATTAGGGTATCGGCAGGTTGTTTAGGTAACGTCATCTTGTTAAAGGCAGACATCACCCAATAGAACTTTGCTCTCATCTGTTGAGGCATATCGCTGAACATCATCTTTATGCGTCTTAGGGTAGAACGGAAGGCTTGAGTATCTGCTAGTTTATGAAAGAAGATAGGGTGTCTCCTCATACAGAACCAAGCTAGAGACTCAGCCCATTCTCGTTCAAAATCATACCCTTTCTGCTGACCCTTCCTTTTGTATTTCCTCTTCCCCATCTTCTCCAACTCCTGTATCTCCTGCTTTATAACCACAGTATGGACATTTTATTCCTATCCTTTTATCTGCATCATCGTGATATACATCTACTTTTGAGCCACAATTGACACAATAATCATTCTGCTTGTCACCCTCAATTGGCTTAGTAACCTTAATACCTTTAATCTTACAGTTCTCGATATGAACATCACTCATCAGATGGTCTTCCCAGGTTTCTACATATACTAGACCACACGCTTGACACATATATTCCTTTAGTATCAGATTGTCCTCTTTAGATAAGACTGCTGTTATCTTACCACTAACATCTATGTAGTAGTTTAACTTATCCATCTTTATCTCTGTAAAAGCTAATGTCACACCATGAACAGATACTATATGTGGATTCTGCTTCTGCCCTTCCTTATTCTTTATAAACCAGCTATATCTCATTTACAACACACTCCTGTATCAAAATATCTATCTTTCTCTACTGCCGTCATATTATATAATTCCTTCCCACATCTGGGACATTTATCGTCAGGTTCTACACTATCGTCTATAACTATAACTTTCTGATTAGGAACTGGACATACATCTACTCCGTCATCTTGATTATATTTAGATTCGTCAAGACCACAAATTTGACATATCTGTCCACAATCCCAACAGACTCCATGCTTACATTTCTTTACCATTATATCAGACCCTCTATTCTAGTGTAAATTCTGCTGATTCTATACAACTATAACATAACCCCTTCCTACCTATCTCTCTTCCACAGAGGTCACATCTTTTTCTGACTCTAAGTTTTCTACGTATTCTTGGTTTACCCATTGGACATCTAGACTTATCATAAATAGCTGAACCTGTTGTAGCCATATTATTCACCTGAATTTAGTTCTTTCGCTTCCTCTAGTTCTTTCAGTATTCCATCTCTACCTCTATATGAATTAGGACAATTCCAATCCCCACAAGAGCATACCATAGGTAAATCTTCTAATCTGAACTCTTTCCCATGTAATTTTACCATCTTATCAGTCCTCATTCGTAATAAATTTCTCTTAAACAGTCACAACAGATGTTATACCCATTCATCTGTCTGACTTTACTCGTTTTCTTTCCACATCTGTCACAGTCTAGACCTATGTAAATTCTTTCCTGTTCTCTTTTTGGTTCTAGGTCAATTGGTTCATAATAATCACAAGAAGAACAATGTCCACCAAATGGGGTATCCTTATCTGGGCAATTGTTTCTATGTTCATTATTTTTCCAACAATTATTACATAGATGTATCACAATACCACCTAAAACAGTTTAGTCTGCTTCTTATCTAACTCCGCTTTAATCATTCCAAAGTCCCTAGTAGCATATTTAGGTGCATCTGATATTCCCCCTTCCTCATCATAGGCATACACCTTCTTCTTTCGTAGGTCTATTATCACTCTCAGACCCTGTTCATCCTTCCACCAGATGTGATTCTTAGTCTTAGATTGCTTATATCCACTATCCCTCAGTTTTTTAGCTACATTTCTACCAATATCCATCAGATAACCTCCGTATCAGTCGTTATATTGAGTCCCTTATATCGTTCTTATTTTTATCTATCCGTGAAATAGGGGGTTCACGTGAAATTATGCTTTTTCAGGCCCTTTTGAACGGGGATTTAACGCCGTTAAAGGGGGTATTTGGCTTACCCTCCATTTTCAATATTATAGTCAGATTCATTTCCCTCTTCTTCATCATTCTCTTTCTTTTCCTGCTTCATATTTACCCTCCTTTAGTTTATGTCTGATAATGTTTACTATCATATACCATATCGCATCTAGCGTCAATAGTATGAAGAATATGTTTACTGCATAGAGAGCTACTATGAACACATTCATCTATTCACCCCTCTTAGCAGATGGTTTTCCTATTTCTGTGAAATATGGTATTCTCCATTCCGAATAATCGCCATTATAAACTGCCCTGTATGCTCCACAATCCTTACACCACTGGATGCTTGAATGGTCTCCAATAGATGAAATAACATCATAAAACTTATGTTTACATCCTTTCCATATAGATTCTGTCTCTGCTGGTGGCTCTGAGGGGGACGGTGACTCTAATATAGGACGACCTAACTCTTTGCATTTTTCATTCATAGAACATCTATCACATCTTGTATGCTTACAATGGGAATGTAGCAAAACATCTTTCCAAGCATCTATTAATTCCTTATCAGGCTTCTCTTTTGGATGAAACCCACCTTCACCATCACAATAAGGACATTCCTCTGACCATTGACAACCAGAATCACAATCACCAAGACCATCAGGACAATCATCATTAAAATAACTCCTCTGAGGGTGCATGCAGACACAACCAGATTCTTCGCAACGACCACACGGAACATAATCATTTAGATGATTAGCCAGAGCCTGGCCGGATGGTTTGTATTTCTTTTTGGATTCCCTTCTATCAGTCGAAAGCCACCCTTTGCATAGTAAAGGTTATCTCCTGGACCCATTAGGACATATCGTTTCTCCTCTCCAAGTTGTCTGAGGACATCACCCCATTCCTCTTCGACAAAGTCGATTGTTGGTTGTGGTTCCTGGGATTCCAAACTCTCTAAAACCTCAACTTCTTCAACATCATACCATGCTTCGGTTCCGTCGGTGTGGTGCAAAATCAAGAAACATAGGCCATGTGAATTGCTATGTCTAAGAACCGTTCCATGCACACCCCATTTGACATCGTTTCGTCCAAAGGCCCAATCATCCCGCCCAGCATCTTTCGTTGTTCTAACATGAGTTCCTTTCTTAATCTCTTCCTTATCCATCAAGATTCCTCCTTCTTTATAATACCCGTTACATCATACGCATCAAGACCAAACTTAGGATTTGTTGGTTTTGGTATCCATTTGGATAAAACATCATCGCATTCATCTACTATCGGACAAAGAGCATACCCCTCTATTTTATGACCACAATTGGTACAATCTTTCATCTATTCACCCCCTCAAACATATCTACATCTTCTGTTTCATTCCTCTTCTTCCTTATCCTACTAATATCTTTCTCACAAGAGCAGACAGAGCAATTCCGATACTCGAACCTATCTACACAAGGCCCTCCATCTAGGAAGCATATACCATCTGGTATAGACATAGGCTCTATCTTCTGAGCCTTTAGTTTTCTTCTCAACTTATCTCGTATATCTAATCCACCCATTCATCTAACCTCCTAGACATCTCTATTGCTCTTAATCTCTTATTTACCCTCTTCCTCTTCACTGGTCTGAAACTGAACGACTTTCCATATAATCGACAATACATTATGATGGTATCTCCTCTAATCGGTATGTGTCTGTCATTGACAATAACAGAACACTTAGGTTCTCCTATCATGACTAGTCTACATTTCCGTTTAGAGCATTGCCAGATTGTCATTATGGTTTATCCTCCTTATCATCAACAAATTTTAAGTCTGATGGAATCTCTCTTACACCTACTTTATTCTCCTCTATTGAAACATAAGTCTGATAAGCAATCAATACCTTACCATCCCTTTTCCTAACCAGCATTTCTATTCCAGCTTGAGGGTCTGTTTTCAATAGGTAATTCTCTTTTACGAACTTCCCAAAGTTCTCACATCTGGATAATCCCAGATAGAGTGCCTTTTCCTTAGTCTTACCAAAGAATTTAGAAATATCCTCATTAGTTTTTTTAATCTCTTCCCATTCCTCATCTGTTAATTCCTTATCCGTGTCTTTATCCACCATATCAATCACCAATCTGGATTATGATTATGACATTCATAACAGTATCCAATTCGTTTCTGATTTCTACTACCACACTGATTACATACCCAATGTGTAATATCTAAGTCCTTATCATCTTTCACTTTCTCTAGTGGACACCAATCAGGTATCTTGTGGGTATATTTTCCATTTTCATCTTGTGGCAGTTTGTATATGACATCTCCCTTTGTTTTCAGAGTGCAATATGCGAGAGAGTAATGAGAGTCACTGAATGGACATTCCTTACAATTGGTTATCCGTAATACTCTAATCTGTTTCATCTAATCCCTCCAGACCTTTTACCTATAAGTCTACCTTTGGGAAATTTAGTCATCAACCATCCCCCTCTCAATCATTAAGCTATCAATCTTAGATAGTGTTTTATCTGAAAGTAAATCCCAATTTCCTTCCAACTTTCCATCTACTATATACTCAGCAGATTTAGGAGCAAGATATTCAAAGTAATCTCCTATATCAAGTAACCACTGATATTTCCCCCTCTCATGATATACTAACATCTCGTATTTGAGAATCTGATGAAAGTCTTGAGGCATACACTTATTGACTGTGCAGAAGTGAGATATAATATCCTCCATCTTCAGAGCACCTTCCTCTACTCTCTTCTGAGTTAGGAACATATGTTTGATAGAGTGACAGGTTGGACAGATAGCTGTTATCCCATCTAGAAACTGAGTGTGTATCTCGTCATCGTATCGCCAGATTTCGTGGGCGTGTAGGCCCCCACCTATCGCCTTTGGTATCTCCCAAGGGTACCTGTCATCCCAATGTTCTGAACCACAAAATGGACAGGAGTATAAGAACTCCCCATATACTCTAGTCCTGACCTCAAACCATTTAGAAGCGGTGAATAGTTTTCTTAGATTGAAGAACCAACATGGTTCTGGAACAATCTCCATCTTCAATACAAACCCATCATAAATCTCCGGTTTATCCATGCCTACATCTATCATACTAATCTCCTCTGTAATTTTGTATTTAGTCTCTTCCTAATCTCAAATGCTCCTGCTCTCTCTGCCTGTCTCTGTTCTCTTAAATCTGTTTTCCTTAGTATATAACCATCTGCCAATTCTTCTTCTAACATATAATCTGCCTTTGATATAAAGATAGCTCCAGCTGATGGGAGAAAGTCTACATTAGGGGCCAGATTAGGTATCCCCTTCCTGTTAGATTTCTTCCTACCCTTACCCTTACTCTTAGATTGGGGGAGTTCAGGTTTACGTGACTTCTCCGCTTTAGCTTTCAGTTTATCTAGTCTACTCAATCGTGTCAAATCCTTCGGCATCATCGCCACCAGCTTGTGAAGCCTTCTGTAACATCTCTCTTGCTATATCCTTCCGAGTCTTGACAATCTCATCTGTTGGGTGTTTTAGTAAGATATTCTCAAAGTCATCATAGTCAGTTATATCTGATGCCTTTGTTTTCATATCCACTATTATCCCATGTGTTACAGGAACTTCAAAGAACAGGTTGAATCCCTCTTTACTCATCCTCTTCCTGCTTGTTCCAGGTATCGGGATTTCAGTTATAACCTGTTCGAACTGGACTGGATGTTTCAGCTCTCGACAGAATTTGGAGAAGATGCTTATAGCTTTCTTAGCGAAAGCCCATCTGCCATACTTCACCTCTAATACATCTGCCCAGCTTAACCATATCTGAGTATACTTAGTCCCATCTTCATCCTTCTCTGTTAGGATTTCTAGTATCTCGAATACGGATAAGGCGTTCTTTATTCTCACTGGCAGTTGTTTTTCTGGTCTATATGTTTCCTTCTCGTATCTTTCTGCCAAGGCTTCTCTCACTATCTGTGATTGAGATTTGTTGGTATTGAGTGACTCTGCTACCACCAATTCCCAAAGGTCGTTGTCTATCAGCAAATTATGTTGGCTTAGGTTCGTTCTACTCATAATCCCACCTTTTTTTCGTTTATTTACACATTGTTATATAGTTAGTTGTAGTTCCGTTTCCTTTTTGTTATTTTAGATACATACGTATCAATCGTTCTTATATATATAGTTTACGGTAATCATAAGGGCTTTCGATATAATCCTAATACTCCTGAATTCTTTAACTCTAATCCAGTCTTAGTATCTGACCTTCCTTCTCCCATCTTGTATTCATATAGCTCTGTTGTATGATATTTGCCAAAATCACTCTTCTTTATATTCTTCTGCCACACCCAAGGTTCTTGTCCATACTTACCCATTCCTTTGAAATCTTCTGGTTTGAATATCTTAGACCTGAATAATCTAGTAGTCTTCAATCTTAAGTTTATAATATCAGTAACAACCCAGTAGTAGTTCTGCCACCCTATCCCCATCTTAACCTCATTAACTATTCTCTGTTTAAACTTCTTCTCATCTGCTAGGCTATCATCGCCTACTTCGATTATCTCCTGACCTCGGAGATGTCTGTTATGTGGTCGATAGAATGATATCAATATTTTCATTTGCTCCACCCATGCTATATAACTCTAAAAAGGAAACAACCGGATATACGGTTATATACCCATGTGTTAGAGTTTCGATATGTCAAACTTCTCAGCGTCCTCCTCAACCTGCCTCTTCTTCAATTTATCTATTATACGTCTTCTGGCTGATGACCTTCCAGGTTTATTTACACCATCACTAGGTTTATCTGACATTCTGTAATATGTATAGCCACCTGATGACTTATCATACTTCTTCCCTATTAGATGTAGACTAATAGCAGAATCAAGTAAAGCTGTGAATTGCACAAACTGGTATCCGAATCTTCGGAAAGATAACCATAGAGCGTCTCTCGATTTTTCTGTTTTACCTAGAGTAGATAGTAGTAACGATATATCTCCACCCTCAGCTACTATCTTATTCATATTAACTACCATATCTATTAGTTTTTTATTAGATTTATCTGAGTGAATCTTAATAATCGTATTCAGGCCCTGATTGATATATGCTTTTCCTATAAGAACTCTCTCCATCATCTGTAAATCAAGATGTCCGATTGCTCTCTTCTTCATATACTGATAGATTTCATTAGTCCATTCTACTTTCTCGACTTGAGCATTATATAATAAATCAGAAATCTCATTTCTTATCTGCTCTACTTCATCCATATTAACAGTGAAAGACCCTCTACCAGATAACTTCTCCCTCTCTCTTTCCTCTTTGAATAAAGCTACATCATCTGGAGTCCATGCTTTAGTTACGTGAAGAAATCTGCGACCTAGACCCTGACTGAAATCAAATCTTCGGGGTTGAATACCTCCCCAGATTGTCAGTCTAGTTTCGTAAGATAAGTCTATTCCACCTGTCCTCTTCGTAACTCTTCTCTCTGATAATGATTCCATAACCTGATTGATAAGTGAAGCTGAATGTGAAGTTGAAGATGCTATCATTATATTAGATATCTCATTAAATAGGAGAAACCCATTTCTGAACTCATAAGCGTCACCAGGTGTGGGTTCACCTGTGCTTAAATTCTCTCTACCTACGTAACCTGCTTCTGTCATATTACCCCTAAACTTTGCTCTTATTGGACATATACCAGTCTTACGTTCAAAATATTGAGCCATCATATGTGACTTAGATAGACCTGCTGGAGAGATGATATTAATGGGAATATTTAAGACTTCAACCTGACCCTTAAAGAAGTAGAATGGGCATTCGTGTCCGTTAGGTATTTCATCAGGATTAGCCTGATGTAAGTCAGCCAGATGACCTCCGATAGATGCTGTAAGTGGTGGACATAGTTCATCGACAAATAACATACGTCTGCCCAGATGTCTATGAATCCTATCCCATAGAGGGTTAGAAATATCCATCACAAATTCATCTCTATCCATTTCCCGTATGTTTCTATTGACCTGCCTCCTTTGGTTCTCTACTTCTTGTTCCTTAACTAAACTCTCATATATAGATAACTGGTCAGGGAGTCCTTTCATTCCCGCCAGATTTAATGGCATTGGAAATCCCATCCTTCAGAATCTCAAGACACTCTATCTCTCCATGAAACTCTAGATATGTCATCATAGAGTCTGTCAAATTCTTCAATGCAGAATCGATAGACTTTCCTGAACCATTCCATAGTGGCCCATATTGGTCTACTCCTTCTTCTAGATACTCTATGAAGCACATCCAACTTTCGCTTCTGCTAGAGTTGTGACTGAAGAATACACGTGGAACTAGACTACGGATTTCCAACTTCCCCTTCAGCTCTGGTAGTATCTTATTGATTCTCTCCATTAGTGTAACCCAATTCACTCTCCCATTCAGAACTCCTGGAGCCACATAGAAGTCCATCCAGTGAGTCCACATCCTGATAGGATAATCCTCTGAAGAGAAATCAATGTGGACAAATGGGTCGCCTGTCGCTTTTACCAATTCTAGTATCTCGATGAGCATATTCACGTTGAAGTTTACTGTCGCCCCTGCCTTGAAGTTCTCATTTATATTCGGTAACTTATCTGTTTTAACTACATTCAGTTGGTTGAACAGTTCTCTGAATTGTTCATTTTTCGCCACAGCCATAACAATCTCATTCTCAGAGACAAGTTTATTCTCACAACGTTTCCCATCTCGAAATATTTCACCTAGTTTGTCTTTCACTCTGCTCACAAATATCATCTCCTTTCTATCTGTTATTATCTTAAACTAAAGATTTAGGTTTCTTTCCCATCTTCTTTCTAATCTCCTCTCTTCTCTCCTTAACCTTCTTATCCTTAATCTGCTTTGCCTTCCTTTCCCTTATCACCTGTTCTTCATCCATATCTGATAATGGTTCATCTATCACAGGTAAATGTTTAGTGGGACTAAAGCTACTAGCCCACTCTGGACTCGTCATCATTAGGATAACTACTTGTCGGAGAGATTCTACAATCTGGTTAGGAACTATATCTAATCCCTTAACCTGTCTAAATACTTCAATGAATCGTGATGTAAAATTGATAGTGTAATCCTCTGATACTATATAAACCTGATTAGCTATAATTCTAATATAAGGTTTCTTTTCAGGGTCATAGTGTTTCATTATGATTTCATTTAAGTCTATTACCTCTTCATCTGAAAGTTGAGTAATCTTTAATTCATCCATTATTGAACCCTCCTATTCTGGTCAAACCATTTATATGCTATACAATCACCACAGGGTGTATCAGATACCAGACACTTTCCATGTATGAAAGAACCTTGGTCGAAGATAGGGCAATCGTCACAGATTTGCCAAGCAGCATCTTGATGAGTAATAGGTTGAATACACCAGACACAGAACCCTCTTGACTTAGCGTGTTTCTTAAACCCTGCTCTTTCGATATTCTTGAACAGGTCATTCCATGTAGATTTGAGTATGAAGAGAATCCCATATCTAGCTGATTGTTTGACTCTCTCTGTTAAAGGTCTAAACCAGAGATTTAACCTTCCTGGTCTTTTTCCTTTCTTCACTCTCATCTTTCTGCTCATCTGCTTCACCCTCTAATTTCTTCTCTAACCATGCTACTCTATCCACTAGTGCTCTATTAGCCTTTTTCCCCCTCTCTATCGTTTCTTTCATAACTGAAACCTTATGCTCTAGGTGGGAAATAGTATCTAGCATATGACCCACTTCAGGATTCAAACCTGCATTAGGGTCATCTCGTTTGTCTACTACAACACGCCCATCGTCATCTACATTCAGGTGGAATTGAGAAGGGTTGATATTAATCTGAGTAAATATGTCTCGATAGTATGCAATCTCTGATAGTGCATCATTTATTTCTCCCTCCATCTTATCCTTCTCATCCTGCATACGAGACATCAGATACTTCATTTGAGTTTCGGATTCTTTCTTAGCTTGGAGTTCATATTGTAGACTATCTATCATGTCACTTTCAGCCCCATCAGCTTTCATATGGGTATGACAGACTTCACATATAATACCTGAATCCGTCATAGGGTCTCCGCATCTGGAACAAGTGACTTCTATATCCAGACCCATCTAACCCCTTCCTTTGCAATAGCTTTCGTTATATTCTTCCTCAAATCGTTCATCAGCATACTCTTTGAAATCTTCTAACTCTTCATAAGCAGATTCTCCATTGCTCCCAAAGCGGTGTTTATAGTCATGGTATGCTGACTTATGAGACATACCATCTAGGTATTCCTCCCAGACACCATCAATCTCACTGTCGAACCATTCGTCCCAGGCTACATCTCTAGGTCTGTTACCCGGGATATCTGATACACTACATCCTGGTGGTAAGTTATATCCAGTCATATAATCACCTCTTATCTAAAACTTCCAGATGTAATTCTCCACGAAGCTTCTTAATCTTTTTTTTGATTCGCATCTGTTTTCCGAGAATATCTACAACCTGTCCTTCACTGAATGGCTCACTCCAGTTCTTCCTATCTTCCTTTGGGATAGATTCATATTCCCGTATCTCTTCTTCATTCATCAGTAATACCCCTCATTGTATGATGGTTCTATATCTATCTCACCTGTTAGATAGACATACTGTTCTCCAACATCTGTCTCGATAGTCTGCTTTCCCCCACAACAGGGACATGGTATTTCCTCATAATTGGTTCTGGGTATTCGTCTACCATAAGTTATTGTATACTCTGTCGTCTTTCTGAACAGACTTCCGAACCCATTACAGAGTGGACAGCTTATCTCACACTCACCTATCTCAGTTTCACCCTCTAGTTCTACTTCCATTGAATCACCTCTATCAGACACCTAGCGGTTTAGGTTTCTGTGGTTTCCTATCAGAAGTCACACCCTTTTCTTTTCCTGAGTCCGAATCACTTTTTACCTCTGGTAAAGTAATTGGTTTAGGTGGACTCCTATCAATCTCTATCCCTTCCCCTCTGACGAACTTCCTAAGCTCCTCAGTATTATCTAAACGATACCAACATCTGTTCTTTGGGTAATCCTCCTTGGATGAATCTATGAAAGCAAATCTATGATGCTCTGTCCCATCCTTCAGAAGTGTCTCTTCTACATCCAGTAGAACTACTATGTCAGTTTCAGCTTCGATGATACCTGCCCACTTGGGCCTTCTAGTTCCAGTTGTTACTGTTGTCCCATCCACTATAATATCATCCCTGATAACGTATCCAGTATAGAAAACACCATACTTAGATTTACGTAGAGATGTTTGATGTATATCTTCTAAGAACGCTTTTCTGTCCTTCCACATTGTATCGTATTTGCTGAGAGGTTGTGTAGCTGTTTTGCCACACTTCTTCCTAGCTTTCATTTCTGTCAATAGTGGAAGCAGGTCAATGTAATCGTGAAAGACCCAATCTAATTCATCATCTTCATATTGGGATAACTTTCCCATTATCATGTCTACTGCTTTAGCACCAGATTCTAATCTCTCATCTGGGCCTCGGTTGAACAGTCTCCGTATATCATAAACATGAATCTTATCGTTGCCCTTATGTCGTAGATTCTTTATCTTCTGAGTCTTTCCGTCATAAGAGAAACATAGCATATCGCCATCGTAGACCTGCTGGAAATCTAAGACAGTTGCAGTCTTACCAGCTCCCTTGTAACCTGCGATACACCAAACAGATTTACCTACACCTGTTTCCTCCATCCAATCATCAAGTCCTGAAAAATCGTATGTCTGCTCAGTCTTAACTACCCCACCAATTAGGGGTTTAACTGGCAGACCCTTTCCTGATGCTGTCTTACCCATAAGGAAACCACCCAGAAGAAAAAAATAACCTGGCCTAGATGTACTAGACCAGGCCTTTCATCTGATTACTCCTCCTCCTTTTCTTCTTCTTCATCTTCTGAATCTCCCTCGCCTGGCATATAATACTCTATCGGCATCGGGAAATCTCGTTTGACATACTCTTCGCCAGTCTGCTTGTTCTTCCCAAATTGCAAGTCCTGCTTCTCAAACTTGAAGGTCTGGTCTACCAGCTGTCCAATAGAAGATAATCCCTTTATCCCCCTCTGTCCAGTATCCTTCCCATCTGGAGAGACAACTTTCACGTTCCCTATTGCCTGAAGAACTTTCATGTGGGTTCCCTTCTTGCTGTTAGAGACTCTCCACTTCCAGGTATAATACTCACCCTCTTCCATGAAGTCTGTCTCTAGTAGACAGGTCACGTGGGGATGCTTCCCCCTCTCTTTGATGGCTTCTCCATCTGAGTTCAGGATAAATTCGGATGTTGTCAGAACATCGTGAACTCTCGCTACAAAAGACTGGCCCTCAAACTCATCAGGATTCATAGGAATCTCTGATGGGTCTATGTCCTCCGATTCTCTATTCTTATTCATCTGCTCTATATCTGCCATAGTTTTCACCTATATTTTTTTCGTTTCAGTCCAAAATCGCTGTCGTCTGCATCTACTTCATCTAAGTTGATTTCCCCCTCATCATAGGGGTCTTGCTCAGATACTCGCTTGATACCTGCGTCAATTAGTGAACCGATAACTTGTAATGCTGCGGAAGCGTCGCCAGCTAGGAATCGGACTTCTGCTTTAGCGTGTCCCTTCCCATTGGAATCTATCCTAATCTCCAACTGACAACCCATCTTCTCATATACTTTATATAAATCTGATTCGTTCATCCTCCTCACCTGTCCTTCCTGACTACTGGGCGTTTCTTAGCTACCCCTTTCCCCTTCGTAATACTCCTAGATTCCTTACTATGATTCTGAGTATCTTCATTCATATTAACTATATCTCTAGTCTCTTTAGGATTACTAGTATGTATCTTAGGTCTGTCTCTAGTTTTCCTCCTGTAAACTTTATCCTTACGGCGGTTCAACTGTCTGGCCTTTCTCCTCTCCAACTCTTTTCGTTTAGAACCACTACGAGCTGTTGTGTTAGATTTTATATGGCCTTCGGGGCATTTCTCACCTCTTCTGATAAACTTACAAAAACGCATCGAACCTGATTGGCCCTTCATCTGTTCGTGTGAACAACTCCCATCTTTCATCAGAAAATCGCAGTTCATAATATTCCTCCCTCTATTGCCTGTTGTCTTATATCAGATATTCTTCCTTCATATTCTAATATAAGGTCTTCAAGATAGACTCTGCCACATTCCTTTGAACAGAAAAAGTAAGTGTTTAATCCAATCCAAAGATGAATAGATTTCTCTCTTGGAATAAATTGTTTTAAGCATTGGAAACAGTTTACATAATCCATATTATCTCCTCTTCAGTTTAGAACGTAAAGATGCTCTAGCATTAGATTTAGCTTTAGACTTAGATGATTTAGTCCTCTTACCAGTTATCTTTTCTGTTATCTTATCAGAATCTATTACCGTATTCTTCTTGGAACGTTCCTGACATTTCTCCACCCATTCTTTGTGGTCATCTGAGAAGTCAATAGTTATCTCTTCTTTCTCCAGAACAGATAATGGAATAGGTTCGGGTAGCTCTAAGGGCATACGGCCCTTCAACATACCATTATCTACTCCCAACTCCAACATCTTCTTTCTCTTCTTCTGATTATACTTCTTCATCTCCTGCTGAATAACTGCTTCAGGTGTATTCTTTACCCTCAAGACATGAATATTAGGTCTGAAGAAAACTTCAAACATATGAAAATCATGCATACGGGAATCAAACTCTTTCTTAATATCAGAGTTGGCTCCCATCTCTGACTTGATGAATCGAACCACTTTACCGTAGCTCTCACCTGAACCTGTTACATTGAACTTAGCAAGAACAGTTTTATCAGATTCTTCATCTCGTATAAACTCTGCTTTAATTAAAACAGATGTTGATTTCCATTCAGGTGATTCTAATGTTCCTGTCCAATTTATCCCCTCCTCTTTCAGCATCTTCTTGAATCTGCCCTTACACTTATGATAAGATTCACCTGATACCGTTAGAACAGACATACTTAATCACCTTAGATATATAAGAATGGGTGGGCCAGACAGGATTCGAACCTGTATAAGTCTCAGCTACTAGGACTACGCATAATATCAAGCTATCCGGTGATGGTTCCTCTGTCGCCGTCACGACATTTCACCAAATAAATCTGATTGTTTCGCATGAGAACATACTCCACGTCAGATTTTTCATCTCCATCCAAGCTCAATACCTTCCAATCCTAAAATCTGAAACGTTCTACCAATTAAACTACTGGCCCAGTTGAAAGGTGTTCAGGAGAACACCTTAACCTGAATTCTCCGATTCATCTGTCTCTGGTTCCTTCACATACTTCAGTCTGCCAGTTGCTATGTCCTCAGATAGAACCTCAAGACAATCTGCTAGAATAGATGGGTCATCGTCAGGTATATCTAGATTCTTACATATCCTGTCGTAGTTCCCATTCTGTGCTCCACCCATTGGAACCTTCTCCCCATCCTGAGTCCGATAAGCACCTTCTCTATAAAAAACAACACTGACTTTCCCGTATGTGGTCTTACCATCTTTCTGGTTCACTTTCTCCTTCCTCTTCTCTAATACCTCTTTAACCTTATCTAATTTATCCATAAGATTGCACCTCTGAAATTTACATACCCCAGATTAATTGTTTAATCTATTTCTAAAAATCGGGGATTTTTGATTACCCCCCACATAAGTATATAGGTATATAAAGGTATCGTTTATTGAATATTTTCAGTGTAAACAGGTATGTGGGCCTTCTGAAATTCCTTCACTATTTTATATCGAATCTCATTATCATAGTGGTCTATAACAAACTCATCTGAATCTATTAAAAGGGAAATCTCAGAATCTATAATAGTGGTTTTAGGGAGATAAGATTTCAGGGTA